TTGCATCTTTTTCCGGATCGGTGCGCGAACTGTCATCCACCAACATTAGCCGATCTGGGCATGCGGAGCCAGTCCCGTTCGTTTCGGGAGCTGGGGTGGAGGCTATGTCTTTTTCAAGCATGCGCTGCCAGCGCCGGAAGCCGTTCAGCTTGCGATCGGCGCGGTCGCCGTCATATTCGTCGTCGATCAGCTCGCGCAGCCACTGGACCGCGGCGTCAACATCGGCAATTTCCTCGAACAGGGCCTGCCGGTTCGGCTTGCCGGTTACAGGTTCGCTTGCGTTCAGCCCCTGAATTAGACACCGGGCGAGAATACCCGCAAGCTCGTTTGCTTCCTCGCATGCCTTGCCGAGCGCCTGGTGGATAAGCACGTCTGGCTCTGGCTTCCAAAGGGTGATGCTCATCGGCCGTCCTCCGTCGCGGTGGCGGCAAGGGCAATAGGCCCGAGTGCGCGATAGTGACTGGGGTTCGGCTCGCTGTCGGCGTCGTCGGTCCAGAACCAGCCACCTTCGCCCGGCTCGAACGTGAACCAAGCGTTGTAGTAACGGCCGTTCTCATAGGCGAGGACTTGATTGTCGATGTTGATCGACCGCAGAAGCTCAAGCGTCGGGTCGTCGGGGACTTTGGTCCACCCCTCCAAATTCGGTTGGGGCGATGGGCTTTCGACTGAAGCGAGGATCCATGCATCGAATTCGGCCTGGGCGGCATCCTTCGCTGCTTGTTCGGTGGCAAAAAACACCTCGCAGGATCCTTCGAGGGTATAAACGCCATCCTTCTCCATGACGAAGATCGCGGATCCCCACGGCGTAAGGGCGCGACTGAGATATCGCCGCTGCTGGTTCTGGCCTTCGAACATCCTGCCGCCATCTTCAGGGTATGGCCGCCATTCAAGCGGCCGCACATTCGTCTGCGGCGCTGGGGTGTCATTTTTTGTCATGGTCAATCCTCCCAGCAATCCATGTCGGCTTCTGCGGCTTCTTCGGCTGGGATGTCGGGACTGTTATCCCAATAGTCGGGGGCGGTTTCTTCCGCATAGGCGCGAACGGTTTGCCCGTTATCGAAGACTTCGAAGCCAGCCTCCCGTGTCATGTACTCAACAAAGCGGCGGCAAAACTCCTCTTTGGCCAGGACGCGCGTTCCTTCACGTGCCTCGTCGTCGAACTCGGCCTTGCCCATGTAGTCTCTGATCATCGGCTTGCCTCCGTCGCGGTGGCGGCAAGGGCCGGGATCACTAGATCGATGTCGTATTGATCGACACCTGATGCTTTGAGCTTTGCGAGGGTGTCGAGGCCGGCCGCACCGAGGATCTCGCGGGCGTAGGTGTCGTTGCCCCACGACTTCATGACGATGCCGGCCGCGATCGCCATTCCAATACCAACGCCGCGCTGTTCGTCGGAGAGGCCCGTCACATTCGATGGGGGCACGGTGTCGGAGCAGTTGCCGCAGACTGTGGATAGGCCACCCGGAAAGAATGGCCCGACACGGCCACTGCCACCACAAGCCGGGCAATAATCGTCGGCGTCGGGTTCGGCGTTTGCCCCTAGATCGGTTGCTGTCACGTCCTGCTCGATTTCCAGCTGTCCGGTCACGACAGGCGGCAGCACATTCGGTTGGGGCGATTGGTTTTCGGTCAGGCGCTGGATCGCCTCTTCGGCATCATCCAGCGCCGCACCGGCGACCTCCTCAATGCCGCTGGCAACGATGCTGGAAAGATTGTCGCGCTCGGTAGTCATGTCCGCGAGACGCGAGACCAATGCCTTGATCGCATCGCCAGCGTCTTTCGCCACAGAGGCGGCGTATGGTCTGTCGGAGCCATGTTGGACAGCCTGAAGACGCATAAGAAGCTCGTGATGGTCGCCCGTCACATTCATCTGGGGTGCTGGCTGATCGCTGGTTTTCCAGACAAGCTCGTTGATGAGCTTCGCGGCGTCTCGTAGTGCCGCGAGCGTCTCTCTGCCGATCAGGTGGCGGTCATCGCGCTCCATCGTGCCGCATGTGCTGCGAATGGCCTCCAACGCGGCGTTGATCCGCGACAGCGCTTCCGCCTCGGCCGCAACCAAATGTTTCTGGGGCGGCACCCCTGGATTTTCAGGGATGAAAGCATCGGAGTTTTCGCCGATAAAATCTTCGTTCGGCCGCAAAGGCGCCGGACGGATATCGCCAGTGGCGGTCGGGGGAAGTGTGGAGCCCCCGACCGTTTGCATTTGGGATGCTGGTGCAACCATTTCTTGTGATACGGATGGGCCGGGCTCCCTGTCAGAGCCTAGGGGCTGGCCGCTGCCAGGAGGGCCAGCCCTTGATGCCAAACTCGGTTGGGGCGATGGGTCTACCGGCGAGCCAGCCTTCATGCCGGCGTGAGCCCAGTCCTGGGTGTAATCGCAGAAAGGGCAAATCCATCCACGAACAGTCGGCACAAGCGCGCCGAGGTCTCCGTAGACATTACGATGATTGCCATCGCCACGGTTTGCGCAAGTGAAGGGATGGAAACGGCCAGCGGTCTGGTGAGCCGCGAGGTTCGAAACCTCATCGGCCGAGAATGTCAATTTCGGGTGATCAGTCATCTTCGTCTTCCTCGAACACCCAAAGGCCAGTTGTCGCTTCCTTCACCCACATGCCGGCGCATGTCTGGATGCTTCCCTCGCCATCCGGATCAAGGCCGTCTTCCGGGTCTATGCCGAGGATTTCGCGAAGGTGGTTGCCGGTGACAGGTCCGTTCGGACCTGAGACGATGCCGCCCCACGCCTCGCGGATCTGCGCGACGATGGCGGCGTCTTCGATATCGAGCTTTTCGCCGGTCGCTTCCTGCAGCCCATCGATCTGCGCAAGCAGTGTACCGATGTCCCTGGCGGCATCCATCTGCTCTGCAATCACCGCCATTTGCGATGAGGGTGGTGTGTTTTTGGTGGTCATCAGTTCAGCTCCGACTTCTCACGGTCTGAATGCTCGACGAGGTATGTGTCGAGGTCGTAACCAGTGCGTTGGAATTCGATGATCTGTTCCGCTCGCTCGGCGTTGTCTTCGCAGCCCCATTCGTCGAGTGCGTCGAGGAAGTCGGAGAGCCTTTCCAGGTAGTCGGTCGGCGCCATCACCGCAGTTTGGCCTGACGGGCTCTTGCTGGCGCCGTTCGTCTCGTCGTAAGAGGCGGCTGAGGGTTCCGGCTCTCGACCTAGCGATCCGGACGGCGACGAGGCCAGGGTAATTTGGAAACAGCTCTGGCCTCCCTCAGTCGTTTGCGGGGATGGCTCGCCCCACTTCGCCTCATAGGCTTCGATGAACTCGTCGTCGAAGGATGAGCGCCAACCGCAACCACACTGGAACTGCCCGCCGATATATCGGGTGCGTGGCATTTGGAACCGGCAATCGGTGTTTCCACAATACGGCGTGTAACCTTTGCGGGTCATGAGGTTGTCGCGAACGATGCTCATAGGCATGCTCCCTTGATCGCTTCCCGCTTGGCTTCGGACATGGTGCTGACACCTTCCGGCGAGTAGCCGTCGTAAAGGTGCCCGCCGTCTTTCCAGCGGACGCGGATGTAGAATTTGTGCTGCGGGTAATCATGGTCGCGCTCGATCTCGATGGTGGCGCCGTTGTGGGTGCCACGGAAATAGCCGCGCTCTTGGACGAGTATCCTCATTCTGCCCGTCCCTCCGATGCGAGGGCGCGTTCGGCGCGGATAGCCCGATGCATCGCCTCATGCTGACGCTCGCGCATCTCCGAGATGCGTTTGCAGACGAAATCGATGTCCAGCCGGTATTGGTCGCCTTGACGGGTGAAAAGCTCCGAGCCGCCGCCAATGGCGTTCGAAACCTTGGCCGTGCAACTCTTTATCCACTCGGCGTCATCACCCACCACATTCGACTGGGGCGAGGGGCTAGAAAGAGCGCGCTCAACCGCTTGCAAGGTCAGGAGATCGTCGCCGTCGAACTCGCCTGCACGGAACTCGGCCAACGCGTCATCGGGGAAGCCCATTTCTTCCGCTTCCTTGCAAATGATCTCGATCGCCTTGGCGCGGAGCACTTCTTCGGACCTCACCTTCGGTTGGGGCGTTGGTGGGCATGCTGGCTCGCATGGCGCATGCTTTCCGCCACCAAAGATGTATTCCTTCCACGGCGTCCAGCACCAAGCGCCATCTCGATTGCGGAGGAAGCCCCACTTGCGGTCGGTCCTGCCGCGCCAAACGATGGTGACCAGCTTCCGGCCATCGGTTTCGGGCCAACCGAGGGCGCCCCATCCGGCGTATCGGCCGATGACGCGATGGCAATGGGTGGCCGGCCGATAGGAAAAGCGGAAGGCGCGGACGACTTGGCGGCGAAGGGTGTAATGCTCCGGGCCGCATAGCAGCAATTCAAGCGGAGCAACGCCCTTGGTCACCGGCTCTGCTACCTCCTCCACGTAGGAGGTTAGAGGGAACGTCCAGAAATCCCACGGATGATCGTGCGGGTCCGGATCATTGTCGCCGCGATGGAAGATGTGCAGGCGCAGGCGGCCGATCCAGATACGCGTCATGTAAGGGGTTCGGCTCTTGCCGGCGTCATCGAAGATCGTATGCCACCCGAAGAAGCGATCAGCCATTGTCCGAGCCCTCCATCGCGGTGGCGGCAGGGAAAAGGATCGCCTGGGCTTCGTTGAAAAGCTCTAGCAGCGCGCCGTCCGGATCCGGATGATCGTCGCCTGACATGGCCACACCCATGCAGACGCCTTGCATCTTGCCTAAAAAATCTCGAACGTAGGCGGGTATCGGTTCGGGCGAAGTTGCAGAGGTTGCATGGGGAAGATTTGGGAGCGGTTTTTCAATGCTTTGGTGCTGGCAGTTTTCGTCTACGTGGCCGCTTATTTCGCTGGCACCGCAGCTGGTCTCGCCGCAGCGGTTTTCGTGATCGTGCTTCGAGTGGAGAACGCACCCGACGGCAGATGATCTACTCTCCACATTGTTTTGGGGCGGGGGGAGGTCACAACTCTCCCCCCTAGCCGTCTCTCCGGTTAGGGCACGGTTTCCCGGTGACGGCTTATCCGGTGTCTGGGGCGGTCTACGTGTCTCAAGGTCAGCCTCCAACATTGCTTGCCAGCATTTGAAGCCGGCGAACTTACGCCGTTCCCGGCTGCTCTCGCCTTTGAAGGGTTCGTCGATGACGTCGAACAGCCAGCGCATCGCGGCCTTGACGTCGGCGACTTCCTCCATGAGCTGAGTGCGATTGAGCTTCTGCGTCGCGGGCTCTTCCTCGCGATAACCCTGGATAAGGCATCGTGCGAGCGCCTGCGAAAGCTCGGCACATTCCTCGGCAAGTTTGCCAAGGGCCTGATGCAGAACCACGTCAGGTTCCGGCTTCCAAAGAGTAATGCTCATGAGGCCGCCTTGCCATCGAGTATGGCCTTTGCGATGTCGATCCCTGCTTCAACATTGCCTTCGTCAACGCCGTCATCTCCCTGCTCCAAGACTGTCTCGGCGACAGCGTCGAACATGCGGTGAATGGGTGTCGTGCCGTCCTCTTCTTCCTTTTGCAGCCGTCCGGCCACTGACTTCGCGAACTCGCGAACGTCACTGACGTAACATTCCTCCGGCCACTGATCTTGCGCCTGTACGGCAAAGGCCAGCAGTGCGATCCCGATGGAAATTTTCAACTGGCCGTCTTCGACCTTGACGGAAAGCTGCTGCGACATCTGTTCATTGGTGGCTTTCATGGCTCAAAGCTTCCTGATTTCGAGGGTAGTGACGGCGGGCTGGCATGTGCCGGGGAAAGACCGGGCGTCGCCGATGATCCAGCCGAACAGGCCACTGACCAGCACGAGGCCGATCGCGACGACGGCGGTGAAAAATGCGTCCTGGTTCATAGCGGCGCCACCACCGGGAAAGCGTTGTGTTCGACGCCGTCGAGCATGCGGCCGGTATTGGATTTTCCGATGCGATACACATCCGGCTCGTCCATCCACCCGTCTTCCGGATCATCCATATTCGTCGAGCCGATCGACCACTCGTCGGCGATCCAATGGGCGGACGCTCGACGGCCGCGCACGGTGTGCGGCACGTTCTCGCCGGCCGTCCATTCACCCCACTGCTTGAAATGGAACGGCTTGTCGGCCGATGCGCACTGATCTCGCAGCTCGCGGAACCAATCCGGGTGCGTCGGCCGCGCCTGGTGGCCGATCTGGCTGGTTTCGCCGCCGGCGATGACCCAGTCGACAAGCTCGATCATCGGTATCCTGGTCAGCCCGAGCAGCGGTTCGCAGGACAGGAAAGCGAAGAGCGGCGAAAGTTCGACCTTCGCCGTCAACAGCGCCGGCACGTTCATGTCGGCGCGCGGCTGGTCTTCGACCGTGGTGCCAAGTGCCGCGTTAGGCGGCAGTCCGCCGGCGGCATCCGTCATGCGCACGATATTGCCCGGCCGCTTGGTCAAAAGCAGATAGACGAGGTTCGGTGTATGACGCATGACGTCGAACGCCTCCCGCCGCCATGCCGGCTCCGCCTGGTTATCGAAGATATCGGCGAGGCTGGCGCAGAACACGAAAGGTCGGTCGCCGTCGCGCTCGGCCTGGCGCTGCCAGCGCAGCGGTTCTTTCCAATTCTCCTCACGGGTTCGGACTCGCGTGCCATGCGGCCCCCACTCGACCTTGCGATAATGCTTGTCCATCATCGCTTCGGCATAACAGCCATCGCAGGCAGGGCTGACTTTCGTGCAGCCCATCCACGGGTTCCATGTATAACGGCACCAAGAAATCGCGGTTTTGCTGCCCATCGGCGTTGCCCTTTTCAAGAGTACTTGGCGTCGCGAAGCACTTTCGGCCTCGGCGGCGCGAGGTCGGCTTCCTTTACGCGGGCCTTTGGCAGCATCGCGACGTGCATGGAGATGCGCGGAAGGCTGACCAGCACCATCGGCCCACGGCGGATGACGATGCGGCGCTCGTCCTCGACGAGGCGACGGCTGCGCTCCTCGAAGGCTTCCAGCGCGTTGGCCTCGTCGATATCGTCGTCGAGCTTCGGAAAATCGATCGTCGGCCTCGTCATTGTGCGATCCCCATTTTCCGGCGAATGTCGGCCGGCGAGACGATCGCGCCGTTGATTGCCCGATAGGGGAGGCAACCGTGCTCGACGTTCATGCGGCCGTCGATGAAGAGTTCGGCGCCGCGCGACATGAAGTCCGTGGTCATCTCCGGATTGGCGGCGAGCACGGAGACGATCTGGCCCGCCAGTTCCATCGCCGGTTCACCGGCCTGGTCGCCGATGCGGGTCGCAACGGTGGCAATGTGCCGGATAATGTCTTGGTCGGCGGAATCGACGTCGCAGGGGTTGACCCATGTGCCCGACAGAGTGGCCTTGAGTGCGCGTCGCAGGGCATCGCCCGGCCCCAGATCGCTTTCGGCGTCGCCGATCGGCGTAACGCCGTTGAATATGACGGCGGCATAAAGGGGTTCGTTCTGCGAGACCCTGCCCTTGGCGAGGTGCCAGTAAGCATGCGGCAAGGCCGTCTCGATCGCGCGGATGGCGCCATCGAAGTCATCATGGCTGTTGATGAAATCGAGATGGGTCGACTTAAGAGGCGCGTCGCTCACTTCACGTCCTCCGCCGATGGAGTCTCGAGGAAGTGCGACGGGATGGCTGGCGGTGGCTCGGTTGCCTTTTGGCCCGCCCATATCCCGATAATATCGGGATGGCCGATGAAGCGGAGAATGGCGGTGTTCGCGTCCTTCGTCGCGGCGATCGTGTGGGCAACCGAGAACCATGGCGTTTCGCTCCGCTCGGCTTCATGTTCGAAAACCGCGTCAACCAGGTCGTAGAAGAGTCCCGGTATCCTGGGATTGAAGAAGATGGTGGAGCATTCCGCGAGCGGGGCCGTATCGACGTTCTTCAGAAGGCCGCGCCAGTTCGCCAGCGACCCTTCGCTCAGACGGTAGTCGTGGCCGATCGCATGTCGGCCGACGCTCGCGCCGACACTGAATAGGGCCGGCTGAAAATCGTCCGCTTCCTCGGCCCACATGGGATGACGCATTTTCGGGGCAATATGCATCCCGGCCCGATGGACATAGACGAAGCCGGGTTGGGACCAATCGGGCGCCGGCACGACGTAGTGCCTGCCTTCATAATTCATACAGGGTGCTTCGACGGGCTCTGCCCGCATGAATGCGGCATCCGGGATATCGAGTGTGACGGGCTCATCGATATGGGCTTCCGGATCGCGGATGATGACCGTCGCGTGACTGGTCGCCGCGACCAGATAGGCACCTCCCTCGGCACAGGGTTCCAGCCCGATGTTACCGTTGAAAAAGCGCATCGGGTCGATCTCGCGACCATACTCGACGAACGGGAAAAGCGGCGCGAGGTATCGCGCCTGGAACCAGCCGAAATGCTGTTTTTCGTCTGCCTGCTTCTCGCTCATTGGCGCATCTCCCCGTGATGGCGCGGCAGCTTAACCAGCTTGCCAACCTCCGAGAGGCGCCGCTCCAGATCCGCGTTGCGGCTTGCCAGTGTTTCGATCGTTGCCGACGTGCCCTGATCCAGATCCTCGCCGATGATTTCCATCGGCTTGCAGTTCAAAGCCCGGCAGATGAGCACGAGCGTCGAGATGGCGACTCGATTGGTGCCCTTCTCGTATTTCTGCACCTGCTGAAACGTGATGCCGATCGCAGCGCCAAGCGCTTCCTGCGACATGCCGCGCATGGTCCGAATTGCGCGCAGCCGTGCGCCTGCCGCCCGGTCGATCTGACCGGCCTCTTCCTTGTTCCTCATGGGACTTCCCTTTCGCCTGGTTGGGATGCCGGCTCTCCCTCGTAGAGAGCCGGACACCAAAACGGGCCGCCGGGGCTCAGGCCGTTTCGGTATCGCCCTCGGCCGCGACTTCGTCGGGCTGAACTTCGTGGATGTGGAGATCCATGTCGGAATGGCAGATGAAATCGCGGGTTTCTCCGGCGGCAACCCGGTCGCCGTAGGCTTCGATCTTCTCCCCCGTCTTGGGATTGGAGGCCTTCACGTCCACGGGCCAGCCGTGGTTTGCCTTGACGGTAATTGTGGTCGTCATGATCGTTTCCTCTCGTAGGATGAAAGCGTCATCGCTTTCGGAATGGCCACGTCCGCGCCCCCGGACGGGCCATGCCGAACCCGATCAGCCTTTAGGCGGCCATCGGCTCGGCGTTGCGCACCCGCTTAGCGACGCGATCGGAAACGAGGGCAAGTTCTTCCGGGGAGAAGCCAGCGGCGCTGTAGTCTTTTTCGTACCGGGCGCCGGCGAGGTAGGCGTTGAAAACGCCATCTTCGAGAGATTGGGTGAGGGCTTCGACGCCATCGGCGGTCGCGGCGATGACTTCGTCATCAAAGCCAGCTCGATAGAGTTCCGTCTTGGAACTGGCGCCAGCCAGCTTGGCTGCGAAGACGTCGCGGATGAGGCCCGGAAGGGCTTTCTTGTTTGATTTGTGCATGGTGGTTTCCTCTTCGGCTGTTGTGACCGTCATCGTCTCGCTTGTCTTTTTCAAGCGGAACGACATTAGGGGAACCATATTAATCAAGCGATATCAAGATACGCTTTAAAATTAATTTTTTGGAAGAAAGGATTCGACTCTTCCAGAAATTGATTCGATATTGAGAACGCAACAGGAACAGAGGCAAGAAATGCAAGTGGGATCTGCACCGAAATTGGGTGACGCTTTATCGCTTTCGATCGAATGTGGGGACTGCGGCCACTCTCGTTGGCGCCGCAGCCAAGAGTTCTATCGCTACGGCTTTAGGGCGTCGACCCCGATCGAGGAAGTGTCCAGAGCCTTGTCGTGTTCGCCTTGCAAGGAGGTAGGCTTGCCGGGAAAAAACGTTGTAGTGCAGGTGGCTTTCGTGGACTTGGTAGCACAACGGAAGGGCGAGGCTTGGGCCTCGGCTAAAAGCCAAAGAGTTCGCGCGGCGGGATGATGCGCCACATGTTTTTCAGCCGGTAAGCATCGAAAGTCCGCTCCCCAGGGGGATTGTATTGCTCGCAGATGATCTCGCTTTTGGTGCGCCGCTTCAGCTTCTTGATATACGCCTTGCCGCTTGTTTCGCCATCCTCCGGATACATCTCCACCAGCACATGGTCGCCAGGCAGGGGTGCCCGTCCGCCGCAATAGAGGAGTTCACCGGGGTCATATCTGGGAACCATGCTGTCGGTCAGGATGTGGACGGCAAACACGTTCATCATGTTTGCTAAGCCTGGTGGGCGCCGGACATATCCGGCAACCTCGCCATTTAGTGAGAAGTCGCCGTCGTCACCGCCGACGGCGCCGCCCAAAACTTCAACGTCCATTGCACCCATCCGGAGCGGCGCCCGTTCGGAGACGACTTCGGCCTCGTTCAGCGGCCGCTGTGTTTTCCATTTCACCTCACCCTGGGAGAGGGCGACAGGATCAACCTCAAGTACGTTTGCAACTTCTATCAAATTCTCTGTGGATGGAAGATTCGCGCCGCTCTCCCAGTTGCCAACCGCCTGAGCGGTTTTGCCAAGCGGTGAGGCAACATCCCGGAGGGTCAAGCCGCGCTGTTTGCGGGCTGAGCGAAGGGCTTCGCCCACAAGTCGGGCCATCTCCGGTTTGTTCTTCATCGCCGGATTTGTAAGCAATGCTTGAAATGTGTCCATTAAAGTATCCCTTGATGATTCGCCAAAGATATGCTTTTCATCGGCGCATGACGGATTTGACAGCGAAGCAGGCGTGGGAAGAGGCGAGGGAGGGGCGCAGCATCACCGCTATCGCTCGCGAAGTCGGCGTGTCCCCACAAGCGGTATGGCAATGGGATGTTGTGCCGCCTAAGCGTGTTCTTGCTGTTGAAAAGCTGACTGGCGTTTCCCGCTACAGGCTGCGGCCGGATCTCTACGGAACCGATGGTGGAGGCCCCAAATGCTGAACTGGGCAAACTTCGCCGGAAGGGCCGGTGGCAAATGAACCCTTTTTCCAATCTCCTCCGGTCCGGCGCGAAATCCTCCTCGCGACTGACCGTGCGCCGAGCCCGCTGCGCCCGTCAGTGTGGCATGCGGTTGCGGCTCGGCGCTGCACTTTCGCTGCTTCAGGTCCCGCCTCCGCGCTCGCGGTTCCTGATTGCATCCTGCCGGTCGAGGGCGCTCCAGACGGTCCACCCGTTCTCGATCGGCAGGAATGGTTTTGTAGCAATCGCATCGGGGTCTCCGTAACTCAGCGGACTCCCGACTATCATTAGCGTTCGACCGCGTACCGCTCGACTGGAATTTTTCAAGAAAATTCCGGTTGCGCTCTCGCTTTGCCTGGAGGTTGGCACCGTGAAGAAAGAAGACATCGTCAAGCAGAAGTGGTTCACCGAGATCAAGGGAACCACGCGCGACCTAATCGCCGCAGCCGGCGGCATCGACCGGGTTTCCCTATTCCTTGGCTGCGGCAAGACTGTGGTCGGCAACTGGAACAATTGGGAAATGGCGGACCTGATGCCGCACTGGGCGATGGTCACGCTTGAGGCGGATCTCGGCCGTTCGATCCTCTCCGCAGCCTATGCCCGCCTGCCTGGCGAGACGACCGCCACTGCCGAAATCTCGCCAGCTTCCCGCGTCCGGACACTCTCTCTCGAAACGGCCGCGATCATGCACGAGGTGTCGGAATATCTCAGCACCCATTCCGAAGCCCTAGCCGACGGCGACCTTTCATTGGCCGAACTTCGCGAGCTTTTCCAAAAGATCGGCGACATCGCCACATCCTGCGCTGCCGCTGGAACAACCCTCACGCGGATGATCCTGGCGAGGAAAGAAGGATGAGCGGCGCGGCGCAGCGAGCGGCGCGGCCGCAGGACGATCCAACTGCGGATGACCTGGTGCGGGAATCGAAGGCGGCGCGGATCCGGCAGTTGATGAGCGACGGCCTCTCGCTGTCCGAGATCGCGCGGGAGGCCGGGCTTTCCGAAGCTGAAACGCGCGAGCTGATGGACGAAGCGAGGTCAGACCGATGATGGCGGCCCTTGCTCTCCCTGATCCACAACCGGTTGTCGGCACTGTCGCTCTCGATCGCTTCAATACGACCTCGCTCGCCGCGAAGCTTGCGCAGGCGAAACACCTGTTTGGCGCCGGAGACATGCAGAAGGCGTTGATGATTTCCGGTGCGGCCTATGACGAGGCGAAGGCTGCGCAAGGTTTCGCCAAGCGAATGAAGGCCGGCGAGGAAGTCATCGCGCGCGTCGGCGCGATGATCGACGAGGCGCTGGAGATCGAAAGCTATGCCCTGGTCGCGCTCGCGAACGAATTCGACCAGGCGCAACGCGCCGGTTTCGTTGCAATGCGCGGGCGTCCCAAAAAGGTCGTGGGCGAGGACCTTTTACGGCTTGAAGATATTGGCATCGACAAGCGACGCATCCTCGTCGCGCGCAAATTGCGCGACGCGGAGAGGAATGAGCCGGGTGTGATCCGCCGGCGCATCGCAGAAACGCGGACCGACGGCGGCGTGCCGAGCCGCAGCAATCTTCGCGCGGCGGTCGGTACGGCCTCGGCATCCAAGGAAGATCGCGGCAAAAACTTCTATCAGACTCCCGATGTCGCAACGATCGCGCTTCTTGCTCACGAGAGTTTTACGCCGACAATTCTTGAGCCCGCCTGCGGCTTCAATGCCATCGGCCGCGTCTTCGAGGCACGGGGCTATGACGTCGTCCTCTCCGATATCGAAGATCGTGGGACGATCTCCGAGGCCGGTACGGTGCAAGCTGTCGGCGACTTTCTGCTGAGCAGGCCAGAAGTCGAGGGGGAGGGGCCGGATATCGTCACCAACCCGCCCTATGGCGAGTCGTTGAACGCGTTCATCGCGCACGCCTTGCGCGTCTACAAGCCCCGCAAACTGGCGCTTCTGCTGAATCTGAACGTCCTGGCAGGCTTTGCGGACGAGGATCGCAATTTTGTCATGGACGAATGCCCGCCCGCGCGGATCTACGTCTTTAAGCGGCGCCTCCCGATGATGCACCGCGAGGGTTACGACGGGCCGAAAGCCTCCAGTCGCATGAATACCGCGTGGGTGGTCTGGGAACGGCAGGAAGACGGTACCTACGGCAACACGACGATCATGCGCCGGATCGACTGGAAGGACTATATCGACGCCGAGGCGCTGGAGCCGGGCGAGGGCGGTAATGCCCTTGGCATTTCCTTTGAAGACGCGCCGCGCACAACTCCGAAACTGGAGCTTCACGAGCGGGTCGACCGCGATCGCGAAGACGCCCGCGCATGGGTGCTACAGCGGGACGACTTCGACCGTGCGGAACTATGCAGGGGCATTGGCCGGCGCGACAGCACGGTCGAGGCGATCATTGCGGAGTTCGTCGCGGCCGGACTGATCTCGCCCGCGAGCGAACCGGGGCGGCAAGGGCGGCATGTGGTGCTGTATCGGCGGGCGCTCGAAATCCTGGGGGAGGGCGGTGATTTCAATGTCGCGCTTCTGCAGGAACGCCTTGGCATGCAATGGGCGCCGGCGGTGCATCTCTTCGATCAGATCGAAAACGACGGCCATCTGCGGGACGACGGCGCGGTGAAAGGCGGTGCGGCATGAATATGCACCAAGCCTCACTCCTGACGGCGCTCGCGGCCTCGACGCTTCTCACCTCCGATCCCGGCCGGCCGATCATCATCGACAGCTTTGCCGGCGGTGGCGGGGCATCGACAGGGATAGAGCAGGCCCTCGGCCGGTCGCCCGACTATGCCATCAACCACGATGCGGACGCTCTGGCGCTGCACGAGGTCAACCATCCGGAGACGATCCACCTTTCGGAGAACGTCTATCGGATCGACCCCCTCGACCATCTGCGCGGCAAGCATATCGGGCTCGCCTGGTTCTCGCCGGACTGCAAGCATTTCTCCAAGGCCAAGGGCGGTAAGCCGGTGGCGCGCAACATCCGCGATCTCTGCTGGATCATTCCCGGCTGGATCGAGCGTATCCAGAGCAGCGGCGGCAAGGTCGACGTCGTGATCATGGAGAATGTTGAAGAGTTCAAGGATTACGGGCCGCTGATCACGACGGCCAAGGGGGAGATGCCGGATCCCGACCGCAAGGGCGAGACGTTCCAGAAATGGTGCCGCAAGCTGCGCAACCTCGGCGCCAAGATCGAGATGCGGGAGCTGCGCGGCCGCGACTATGGCGCGCCGACGATCCGCAAGCGGCTGTTCATCATCATGCGATTCGACGGACAGAAAATCGTCTGGCCGCAGCCGACACACGGCAGCCCGGACGATGCCGACGTTATCGCCGGCCGCAAGTTGCCATGGCCCATCGTCGCCGACTGTATCGACTGGAGCATCCCTTGCCCGTCGATCTTCGATACGGCGGAGGAGATCTGGGCCAAGCACGGCGTGCGGGCGGTTCGGCCGCTGGCGGTCGCCTCGCACGCCCGGATTGCGCGGGGGCTCGATCGGTTCGTTATTCACGCGAACCGTCCGTTCCTGGTCAACCTCACCCATGGCGGCCGCACCGAGAGTATTGATGAACCGGCAAGGGTGATCACGGCTGCCCATCGGGGCGAAAAGGCGCTGATCTCGCCGTCCATCCAGCGTTTCAACACCGGTGCCACCGGTGGCGATATGCGAGGCCAAATGCCGACGATCACCGCGAACAGTTTCATCAAGCGCCCTGGTGGGGCTGCGCCACTCGGCCTTTTGGCTCCAGTGCTGACCTATGCACAGCAAGGTGGCGCGAACCGTCCGGTGGATGGACAGGCGCAGACGATCACAGCCAGCGACAAGGACCAGAATTCCGTCATGTGTGCATGGATGGCGCAGGCCAACAGCGACAGCCGGCGCATCGGCGGGGTCAATCCCGGCCGCCCCATGGACGAAGCAATCTCGACGATCACGCAAACCGGTAGCCACCAGCAGGTTGCCTCGGCCTACATCGCCCGGCAGTTCGGCACGTCGACCGGCCATCCTGTTGATCAGCCGTTAGCGACCACGATGGCTGACGGGCAGGGTAAGAGTCAGCTCATCATGCCCTACCTGCAATCGTACTTCAGAACCGGGGAGGGCTCGCGCGAAGACGAGGCGATGCGCACAGCGACCGTCAAGCAGCGTCATGCCCATATCGAGGCTATCGTCGACGTGCCGCCCTTCACGGAAGCGCAGGCGGCGCGGGCGCGGCAGGTGGCCGACTTCATGCGGGCGAATGGCCTCTGGGATGAGCGCGAGTTCGTGACTGTCGAGGTCAACGGCATGACGTTCGTCATTGTCGATATCGGCATGCGCATGCTGACCCCGCGCGAGCTGTTCAACGCGCAGGGTTTTCCGCCCGACTATAAGATCGAGGGATTCTATCATCGGGCAAAGATCGGCCATAACGGCGGACCGCTCTGGGTACCATTCTCGAAATCCGTGCAGGTGTCATGCGTCGGGAACAGCGTCTGCCCGCCCGTGGCGAAAGCGCTGGTGGCAGCCAACTGCAACCACCTTGCCGTCGACCGGGAAAGGGTTGCAGCATGAGCGAGCTATTCCGCGGCCTCCAGACCAATGACCAGGCGCTGGCCCATTGCGGCCAGTGCGCTGTTCATCAGCGGCAGTTTCGTGGGCGTGTCCGGATCCAGAAGGCGTCTTGCTTCCTTCTCGTCCTTGCCGAGGCGTCGCGCCAGTTCCGTGCGGGACAGGCCCGAGGCGCGGAAGGTTTCGATGACCGCGATCTTCATGGCGATCTCAGGGGCGGGCGCGATCATCGTGCCGGCGGTAACCGGCTCGGGAAGGGCGCGCCCCATTTCCAGAAGGGTCAGCAGGGCGACACCAAGGGCGTCTTCCGCCTGTGCGCGCGCGTCGGCCATATCCTCGCCTTCGGTAATGGCCTGCGGAACGTCCGGAAAGCTGACGGTGAAACCGCCTTCACGTTCGGTCGGCTCGAAGACAGCAGCATAGCTGTAGGTTTTCATGGGTTCCGATCCTTGAGTTCAATTGGGTTTGATTCAGTTGGTTCTAAGGGGCATTCAGGGGGTTCTAGAGGTCTTTTACTTGGAGCGGGCATTGCTGGGGCTCACTTGAGCCCCAGCGTCTTTCGAATTTTCGAGGCCGTTTTCGGATCGATCTCCCGGCTGGGAAGGGTCGTGAAATTGTCTCCGACCCAGATCGTGGCGTGGCCACCTTTTCCTTTCGACTTGCTAAGCCGGAAGGAAAGACCGGCTGCTTTTGCTTCCTCCCTGATTTCAGCGATGAAGCGGTCTCGTTTGTCCATTCCCATCTCCGTTTCGATGGCCAGATATTCGGATATTTTTGTCCGACTGTCAAGCGGGATCGGACATTTTTGTCCGGAATCATACCGATGACAGCGGCGGACCGAATGGCGGAAAAGCGCCAGCTTACTCGGCTGCGGGGGCTGCGAGATGCCCTTGAGGGTTACAGCTGGATGGTCCAGCCCGAGAATGGCGACGTCCATATCATCGTCGTGCGCCGGGGCGGGGAGGCCGATCATATCGCCACAATCCATCGCGCCGCCTCGACCGATGAAAGGAACCTGATCTGCGGTTCCGCCGACGCCCTGCGGTTCACACTGACACTGATCGACCGGGCGACCGCGCGGATCCTGGCGATGACTGGCAAGGCTGGAGCGCCGGATGCCGGTGTGCCGAAGCAAGCGGCGAAGACCGGAAAGAACGATGCCGCATTCCGGGCAAAGAGCCTCTGCGACCAGGTGCTGTTTCAGCGCTTCCTTGAGGGCAAGGGTGCCGGCGGTCCTGTCGCCGATGCTCGGGCGGCCGATACCCGCCTCAAATTCTTGCTCAACATCAAATCGAAAAGCCAGCTCAACGAAGCCGGCCCCGCGCGCGAAGCCTTCTACCAGCTCAGCACCGAATTTTATCTCTGGAAGAAAGGGGACTTGTGACCCGCAATGCCAACCGGCGCGGTCACTGACATGAACATGTTGCCAATCATCGAATTTCTCGACAACTGCGAGACCGACCATGAACGGGCCGACTGGCTGTTGACAGTGCCTGACGGCGTGGTGCTGCGCGATTACGAACAGATCCGGTCGATCCTGCTCGCCGCCGGCTTTCGCCATGGCGCCGAGTTCCTCGGTATACGGCTCGCCGGCCTCCATGCGACCCGGGCAGGCGACGGTGACTTGCCGCCCGCCGTGCGCGGCACGCTTGAGGGCGGGCGCTCGGCCATGCGCGCGATCGCCTGCGCGCGGCCTTCGAAAGGCGATGCGCAATGAGCCACAAGGCAACGAACTGGGCTTTTGAACAGCGGGATATTCCGCCCAACCTGATGATCGTTCTGCTGCGGTTGGCCGATTGCCACAACCCGGATTACGGCGGTGCGTTTCCGAGCCAAGAGCGGCTTGCCGGCATGTGCAACGTCTCCCGCTCGGCGCTGAACACCTATCTGAAACAGTTGGAGGAAATGGGCCTTATCGCGCGGGAACAGCGCAAAAAGCCTGGCTCCCGGAAACAGGAACGGACCCGGTATTATTTTCCTTTCGAGGCGCATTTTGCGCAATTCTCTTCTACAAAGCCGAGTCCAGAAACTGGACACGGATCGGCCGAAGCCGAGTCCAAAAACTGGCAAAAGCCGAGTCCAGAAATCGGTGAAAGCCGAGTCCAGAATCTGGACAGTAATCCTGTAAGAGAACCTGTAAGGAAACCCCTGCGAGAGACCCGGCAAGAGGAAGACCGTGCCGAGGAGGATGCGGAAGAAAATTTCAAGTCGCTCGAAAAGCGGGTGAAGGCTCTCGAAATCGGTCGCCACAACAATCCGTGGCCGGGATCGCTCGGCAAGGATACCCGATGGGCGGTGACGCAATTCGCCAACCTGACGCCAGCCGAAAGGTTGCTCGCGGAACAGCGCCGGGATGATTACCTTGCCGCTGCCGGCGCAAAGCCGGTTTCTCTCGGGATCTATCTGCGGGCGAAGAAATTCCTCGATGTCGCGGCACTGATGGCCGCGAACGCGACGCCGGCGGGCAAGACGATGCTGGCGCCGATCTTCGGGCCTGCCTGGGCATCGGCCCGCATGATGGCATTGCTCGCCGGGCCGGTCCGCGTCGACGTGCCGGACGGGCTTCGAGAAACGGTGACCAGGAGCTTCGAGGTCCTCGCGAAATCGAGCTTGGCCGGCGCGCACCGGTACGCGGCCGCGAAGGGCCTCCTTATCGCCACTGACGGCAGTCTGATCTTTCCGGACGATTTCGAAGAACAGGAACTGCGGCGCCGGCACATCCTTGAGGGCTTTCCCGAGGTCAACCGCCTGCAGGATCCAAGCAAGGGGCCGGTGCAAGTTGATGCCCGCTTTGCCGCAATGAAGCCTTGGTGCGAGCCGGTTCCGGTCGGTTCAGAGGTCTGGGAAGACTGGCGGCAATGGCACTTCGACTGGGTGTATCCGTGGCTTCCCGATACCGGCGCCATGCCGGTTGTCTGGTTTCCTGCCGGGGGGCCGGGGGGAATTTCAGCTTTTGAACAGCATGCGAAAGAGGTTTTCCATGACAGGGGGTAAACGGGCTACTGCTCGTATCGACAATGATCAGGTCGCGCTCGACGAGATCGAGCAGCGCCGGAAGGTCCGCGAAGGACGAGTGCTTCGGCTCGCCCGCGCCGAACTGCGCGCGGCTTCGATCGAAATCACCGAATCACGGGCGAAAGATGCGCGGTGGTTCTGCCTGAAGGTGGCTCACGGACACGATTTCACTGTGGAAAAGCTTCTAACCGATTGCGGTGTTCAAGTTCTGGCGCCGCGTGAAACCGTCGAAAAGATCAGGCGCGGGAAGAAGATCGAATGCTTTCGGGCGTTCTTTCCGGGATATCTCCTGGTGCGCCTTGTGCCCTCGGCCGAGGCGTTCGCGGGGGTTAGAAAACAGAAGAACATATCCGGTTTTGTGGGCGGGGCGAACGGCTACCACATCATACCGGATGCGCATGTCGTTGTTTTTAAGCCTATTTCCGCTCCCGTTATCGCCGATTTGCCAGTCGACAGGACGATCGGACAGGCATCGAGATGCCGCGTGAAGGACGGGCCGTTCTCGGGGTTCGAATGCGTCGTCATGAGCGTGAAATGGAAGCGGGAGCCGAGGGGCAAGGTACGCGTAGAGGTCGAGGGAAATTTTGTCGTCGTCGACAACATGCCCATTGCGTTTCTCGAAAAGCTATGAGAGTCATTCGTCAACGGCCACTGTGGATGTGCCACCCTCCGATGTCAGCGCTGGACGCTGGCAGAACCGACCTCCATCAAGGTCAAGGGAACAGGCCCCCGCAACCCAGTCTTGACGGTCTCACCTGAGACTTCGATTCAAGATCTGAGCGTGAGCTATGACTTCAAGGCGATCCAATCGGGTCGCCTTTTTTCGTATCTGTCGAGGGCTGGCAATGGCGCGTCTTGTCGATGTCCGATGGGCTGACGATGTTCTGAAGCAATATCGCAAGCGGGTCCTGGTCTTGAACGAGCGCTTCCCGAACGTTCTCCCGCGCATCGTCAACCAGGTCGGCAATCGGGCAAAGACGCAGGTAATTCGAAACCTGACACAACAGACCGGCCTGCCGCGCAAGACCATCGTGAAAGCAGTCGGCGATCCGACGCGGGCGAGACCGGGGCGTCTGTCTTACGAGATGGTGACGCGAGGCGGGAATATCCGCCTCAAGTACCTCAACCCGAAAGAGACCGAAGCCGGCGTGGTGGCTCGCCCGTTCGGGAAGTCTACGCTCTATCCCGGAGCCTTCATGCGTGGCGGGCGTTTCCCCGACCGCAAAGAGGTAGCGCGGTTCGACGGTCACGCGTTCTATCGACTTAATCGGTCTGGTAGCCGCATCACCTTCGCCCGGTCCGGCGTTGTCATCCCTGTCGAAATGACTAAGGGCGCTACGAAAGCGGCGTTCGATCGCATAGCCGGGCCGATGCTTCAGGAACGGATTGACGGCGCGCTTGCGAAGCTTTTGCCCTGATCGGCAAGGCGCTGGGCGCAGTGGATCAGGGGTGGCGCGGGTGCCCGACCCGACCCACCCCCCCCCCCATTTAGGGACCGTTTTCGCAAAAAAACGAACATACGGAAGCGCGCGACTGCGGGATTTCACCAGTGCGATACTTCGCAGGCGGTACACGAATACACGTGTAAGCACACGTGTTTGCACGGGACGGCGCACGATGGATGAGGAATGGATTTCGATCACGGATGCGGCGGCTAGGCTGACTGAAGCGGGTGACCGCATCGATCGCTCTTCGCTCTCCCGATATCTGAAGCAGCACTCGGAGGCGTTGCCACTGAAGCCCGATGGCCGCTCCAGCCTTGTCGAATACGGTGCTCTGGTTGCGCACCGAGGCGAAAATATCCGAATTCGCCCTCTGCCGATCTCTCCAGCATCCACCCCGCCTCGCCCAACGACTTCCGCTGGCGGTACCCTTCCGACAAGAACGCAGTCCGACGGTGCCGCGCGAAAAGCACAAGCCGACGCAGAGCTGCGAGAGATGGATCTTGCCGAACGGCGCAAGGAACTGACGCCCTATGCAGAGGTCGACCAAGCCGGGCGTGATGCCGTAGCGATGATGCAGAGCGCATTTGAGCGCGCGATCGAGACCGAGGCCAGCACTCTGTCTCTCAAATACGGTTGGGAAGAGCGCGTTGTTCGCCTTGCCTTGAAGAATTTTTCGAAGACGGGCCTCGCCGTCTTTAACCGCCAGATCCTTGAAAAACTCGATGCCATGCGGCGTCGCGAAGATGCCGGTGACAACGACATGGCTTATTCGGAACAAACACAGTCACTTCAATGACCGTCCACGATATCAGAGCGCGGTTTCCGCAGCTCCCTAACGGTGCGATCGCCATCTATCGCGGTATGGAGGCCGCGAGCCGGCCGACCGAAGATCTCACGATCAGCGAACATGCCGACCGATACCGAAAAGTATCCGCCGAGTCCGGCTCGCCCTGGCCGGGGGACTTTCGCACCGACCGCGTTCCGTATCTGCGCGAGCCGCAAGATTGCTTGCATCCTGACCATCCGGCCCGACGCGTTACCGCGCGATGGGCGGCGCAGCTCGGGAAGTCGACCGCGATCGAGAACTGGTTCTGCTTCATTGTCGACCAGGCGCCGGGCTCCATGATGATCGTCCTGCCCTCGATCGAGGAGGCGACCAAGTTCAACCGCGTGAAGCTTCAGCCGACCATAGAGGCGTCGAAGCGGATTGCGCATAAGGTGATGCCGGTGAGCAGCCGCGACGAACAGGGTAGCACCACGTCGTTCAAAAGATATGCCGGCGGCTTTTGTCAGATCGTGAATGCGGGTTCTTCCAAGGGTCTGCAGATGGTCTCGATCAAGTATCTCGCGATGGATGAAACGACCGGCTACCCGAAAGATGTCGACGGTCGCGGCAGTCCGCGAGACCAAGCGCGTGCGCGACAGAAAATGTATGGCGATCTCGCCAAGGAATGGCAGGGATCGACCCCTGGTGTCGCTGGTGAATGTACGATCAGCGATGATTTCGAAGCTGGCGATCAGCGCTATTTCTATCTTCCCTGCCCGCATTGCGCGACGTTTCAGGCGCTTAGCTTCGACATGATGCGCGGTCCAGATCCCGAGAAGGATCTACCCGTCCATATGCGGTGCCTGAGTTGCGACGAGGTCATTCTCGACGGACATAAGCGGGAAATGATGGAAAGGGGTCGGTGGATTGCTCGCCGTGTCGCTGAATTCGCGGTCTCTGTACCCATGGCAATACCGTCGGTGGAAATCGACGCGTGGGCGTGTCCGCCGTGCGAGGGAAGATGCCGGGACTGGCAGCCAAGTTATCATTTATGGGCAGCATATGCTCCCCGCGAAAAGTGGTCTGAGATCTGGAACCGTTGGCTCGATGCCGAAGGTGACACCACAAAAATGCGCACCTTCTGCCAGCAGGATCTGGCGGAGCCTTATGATCCCGGTGGCGTCACCGTTGAATGGGAGAAGATCGTAGACGCGGCGAAGGCCGAACTTCTACCTTCCCGCATCATTCCGGCATGGGCGGCGCTTGTGGTCTCGGCGGCCGACGTACAGGGTTACGGCATCAAATGGGTTGCCTACGCACTTGGCGCCCGCGACCAGATCCAACTGATTGATCGTGAAATCTTCGAGGGTGCTCCGGACCAATCAGACGAGCCGTGGATCAAGTTGTCCGACGCTCAGGCCCGGACGTATCCGATCGAGAATGGCACGAGGGAAAAGGGCATCGACCTCAACGGTGTGGACTCTGGTTGGGCTACGGACCGGGTTTACCGCTTCTGCGCCGGTCGGCCGAATGTGTATGCGCTTGACGGCCGGGAGCCCATCGGCCTCCCGTGGCTTGGAACCCCGGTCAAGAAGGACATCAAGGATCAACGAAAGCGGGTCATCTCGAAGGTCCTTCTGTATCCGGTCGGCCTATACGACGTGAAAACGGCCGTCACCGCCGCGCTTGCAAATCTGGTGCAAGGCAGGTCCGAACTTGGTCAGTGGCCGCGCAACACCATCCATTTCGGCTCTGACCTATGCGACGCCGATTTTGCGAAAGAATTGACCGCCGAACGGCTGGTCGATGCTGAAGAAGAAGCACGGTCGAGTGTCAGTCGCCGCGCCCGCCGCCTGATCAAGCCCAAGGCCGGCCGGGAATGGAAAAAAATCGTCGGTCGAATGAACGACTGGTTTGACGCCACGGTCTACGCCTTTGCGCTTGCTTGGCACTTGCAGACGAAGCGGCGTTTGACGCTCGATCGCTGGGCCGACCTGGTGCAGGAGCTTCACGGCGATCACGAGGATCCTAAAGACCTGTTCGAAACTGCAGACCAAAACCCGTTCGTGAAACCTAAGCCTAAACCAGCGCAGGCCGCGACGGCGACGGGCAAGCCCCGGCCACCGCGCAACAAGTGGAAGTCATACTCGTGATCGAAGCAAAGCCGCGTATTCGCGTAAAAGCCAAGTCGCAGAAAGTGGCGTCTGCACCCATGCAGACGCCACCCCCACGTCGCCCTGTGGCTCGCTACCTACGGGGCGACCGGTCGGGCGTGCTGGGGATGCGCAAAGCCATTACCCGCGACGCACGCCACGACGTCCGGGAGGCGGCAGAACGGGCTGCTGCCCTCGCAGTGGACTTCATGCATAACAGTGGCTGGATCGCCGGCGCTGTTACGCAGATCCTCTGCGATACGATCGGGGATGAGCTGAAGCTCAATTGCCGCGCCAAGCTGAAGAAGCTCGGTTACGAGGAGGAAGACGCAGCAGAGTGGTGCCGCCTCGTCGAGGAAGAATGGCGCCGGTACGCGTGGAACCCCAAGGAATGCGACCTCGCCGGCAAGTCCACAATCGCAGAAATGGCCGACGCGGCGCTTCGTAGTTATCTCGCGTCCGGCGAAGCATTCGGCATCCTCGATCACATGGAGCCTGCTGATCGGCGGCGTTACGGCATCGAGACCGCGACAAAGGTTTCGTTGATCGCGTCCCATCGCTGCCCGCGTGTTACACGCGAGGTAGAAGGACTTGAGCAGGGCATCTATCATGATGCCAACAATCGCCCGATTGCCTATAAATTCCGCGTGCGGGAAAGCGGGATGGAGCGCGAGCGCGATATCGACGCCGCCGACGTCATCCATGTGATGGATCGCGGCGCCAACCTGAACAGCTCTCGCGGGATCTCGGAAGTCGCGCCGGCCTTGAAGGTGCTGGCGCAATCGGACCAGTTGGCGGATGCGACGCTCGCGAAGACATTGTTGCAAACGGTTTTCGCCGCGACGATCAAAAGCCCTGAACAAAGCGATCAAGCCTTCCAGGCGTTGCAGACGCTCAGCGAAATCGACCGGCCAGAGGGCTTTGACGAGAGCGATGGCACTTGGACAGAATTTATCGGCGGCCTCCAGCAGGATTTGCTCGAAGTCTGGGATATGCGCCTCGGCGCACTGAAAGATAAGGGCATCTCGATGTCCGACCCTGCTCGGATCAGCCATCTCGGGCCGGGTGAAGAACTTCAGCTTCACACCACGACAACGCCGAGCAATGACTACATCGCGTTCTTCCAAAACCTGTTGCGCGAAATCGCTCGGTGCCTCGGCGTCACGTTCGAATCGTTGTCAATGGATCATTCTAACGCGACTTACTCATCGGTCCTCATGTCGGTGGCGACTATCTGGCCGATCGTCATGCGCCGCCGCACTCGCATCGTAATTCCGTTCCTGCAGGCCATCTATGAGCGCTGGTTGGAGGAAATGATCGAGACCGGCCGCATTCAATTGAAAGGCGGCAGGGAGGCCTTTCGACGCAATCGCGAAGCCTTGTTTCAGGCTGAATGGCACGGACCGGGCGCACCCTCGGCCGACAACTATAAAGCTGTCATGGCGGACAAGATCGAAATGGAGATCGGCGTGTCGTCTTTCGCAGACATTTGCGCGAAACGCGGAAAGAACGGTCAAGAACAGATCGTTCAGCTCGCGCGCGAAAAGAAGGCCTTCGATGCCGCCGGCGTTCCTCATCCCTTTGGGCGATCGCAGGGTGGTGCCGGCCCACAAGGGGGCGCCATGGACGGCAACCGCGAACCAGCGAAGGAAGCCGCGTGATGGCAGACGAAGTTGATCCAATTGCCATCGACTGGTGTTCGCGGGCCGCGAAGCTCCGCAAGGTCGAAGAAGCCTTGTTGATGGGCGAAATGGTTACTGAAGCACGCTTTGGCGAGGATATGGCGCGGTACGCAAACGCCAGCCTCGCCGACGTAAAAACGGCACTCGATGAAGCAATTCGCAAGTGCCAAATCTCGCGTGGCGAGACCCCGAGGCGGACCCGCTACGCAATGTCGGGCCGGATGCGCCCCTACTGAGGTTCACAACATGGCTGCAATTATTGAAGACGGGAAGCTCCGGCTGACCGGCTATGTCGGCGACTATTATTTCGAGGATGGCTTTACCTCGCAGGATGTAGTGCTCGCGCTCGCAGGCATCGAGGACACTGATCCGCTCGATGTCTTTATCAATTCGGGCGGCGGCGTAGCCTCCGAGGGTGCGGCGATCCACGCAATCCTCATCGCGCGCGCAGGCCAGACGAACGTCGTCGTCGAGGGTATCGCCGCGTCGGCCGCGTCGCTGATCGCGATGGCCGGCGAAACGGTCACTATGTCGGCCGGCGCCGTAATGATGATTCATGACCCGGCCGGGTACACCTTCGGCAATTCCTCCGATCACAGCAAAACGATCGAGGCGCTGGAAGCCCTCGCAACGGCATATTCCCGTGTCTACTCGGCCAAGTCCGGAAAGACACCGGAAGAATGCCGCGAGATCATGAAGGCCGAGCGATGGTTCACCCCGGAAGAGGCGGTGAAAGAAGGCTTTGCCGACGCAACCACTGAGATGAAGGCCAAACCGGTGGCGGCCTTTGATTATCGCCTCTTCGCCCATGCACCCAAGCATCTGACGACAATGGCGAAAAACAAGAACTGGTCGCTTCCCGCGACCATGGCGGCGCCGGCCGCGCAACCCCGTCCAATTGAGGAGACCTCCATGACGGATAAGGAACGTGCGGATCAGCTTGCCGCCGAAAATGCCAAGCTGAAAGCTGATCTGGAAAAGGCGAGCGGCGGTATCGAGGCGGCCCTGAAAGCCGACCGCGAACGCCGGGAAGCAATCATGGGTCTGGAAGAAGCCAAGGGACGCGAAGCCCTGGCCGATCATCTCTTCACCCTCGGCAATTCCGTCGACCAGGCGAAGGCAACCCTTGCGGTTTCCCCCAAGGCTGTAGCCGAGGCGCAGACCGGTGAATGGCGCCCGCGTCGCATGAACGCGTCCGGCCTGAACACGGCTGACGGCGGTACCCAGAAGGGCGACCGTTCCGTCCTTTCGGCTTCCGTCGACCGCACCAACAAGCGCCGCTAACAGGAGACCGCTCACATGGTTACGCTCACTCAGGGCCTCCGCCCTACCGCCCACTATCTCGTGTCGGAGGCCAGCGGTTTCCGATCGCGTGATGTGGGGATCATCGCCTCCGGTTCCGGCAAAGTCGACGCCGGCGCCGTTCTTGGCCGCATCACGGCGACGAAGAAGCTGGTTCCGTTCGCGCCCGGAGCGTCCGACGGCTCCCAGAACGCCGCCGCTATCCTCTTCGAGGCCTGCGACGCCACTTCCGCCGATGTTCGTCGCACCGTCACCGCCCGCGACGCCGAAGTTCAAGCCGCCGTCCTGGTTTGGGCGGCCGGCGTCAACGACACCCAGAAAACAGCCGCGCTCGCCCAGTTGGCAGCGCTTGGCATTGCAGCCCGCTAGGAGCGCACCTCGATGGCAATTGTTGCAGATATTTTCAATCAGAACGCATGGGGCGTGATCGAAGTGCAGGAGGAGATTGTCGAGCGCGTCGACTTCAAGCCTCAGCTCCTCGGCACGCTCGGTCTGTTCGCGCCCATCTATTCGCGTTCTCGCACGATCGCGATCGTCGATCGGAACGGCTCGCGCACACTCATCCCGACGTCGCCGAACGGTGCGCCTCCCGAAGAGCTGATCCCGAAGGGCGCCAAGGTTCGTACGATGGAAGCCGTCCGCTTGGCGAAGGGTTCCACCATCTACGCGATCGAGCTGGCTGGCGTCTTGGCACTCCCGTTCGACGAGCAGACCATCGAAGTCGCCGACGAGGTCACCAGCCGTACCGGTGATATCAAGGATGACTTGGAGCTTACCTGGGAGAACATGCGCTTTGGCGCTATTCAGGGGAAGGTGATGGATGCCGATGGCACCACGGTGCTTGTCGACTGGTATAGTTTCTGGGGGATCGCGGAACCGACCGAGATCAACTTCGCCCTGAACGTCGAAACGACCGACGTCCGCAAGAAATGCCGCGACGTCAAGCGTGCCATGAAAAAGGCCGCCAAGGGTGTCTGGTCGCCGAATGCTCGGGTCGGCGCTCTCGTCGGCGATGAGTTCTTCGACTCCCTGGTCAATCACCCGCAGATCAAGGAAACGAAGATCGGAACGGACCGTGCCCCGGTGCTTGAAAACATCGAGGGATATTCCTCGATCGAAATCGAAGGCATTACGTTCATCAACCATCAGGGCACTGATGACGGCACGACCATTGCGATCGGCAGCCAGAAGGCTCGCTTCTTCCCGATTGGCGTGCGTGGGGCCTTTCAGGTCGGATGGGCGCCTGCCAGCGAGTTCAAGCCGTATCTGAACAAGCGCGGGCAGGAATTCTACGGGCTCGTGCTCTCCGATACCTCCGGCCGCGATGAGTGGGATCGCGTCGAATTGTACAGCTATCCGCTGTTCATCTGCACGCGCCCCGAAATGCTGTTGCGCGCGAAGTCGCAGTAATCCAGCTCACGCCAGCAATAAGGAACATCACTAATGTCCCGCAAGACTGTTACCGAAGCTGGCTTCTACAATGGCCAGTTCTTAAAGCCGGGTGCGAGTTACGAGACCGACGAAGTTAAGCTCGATCGGAAGTCCAAAGATGAGCTTCTCGTGCTCGCAAAGGAACGCGGTCTCGACCTCGATCCCTCGAAAACGAAGGCTGACATCATCTCGGCCATCGAAGCCGCCGGCGCGAACTGATGCCCATCGCCACGAGCCTTCAAGGGATGCGCGACCGTGTGGTCGAGGACGTCGATTGGCGATTTGCTGAGCAGGTGAAGTTGATCTTCATGCTTGACGGCAAGGTCGATCCCGCTCGGCCTTCACTTGAGATCGCTTCGGTTTTGAGGGTTGGCGGCGGAAAAGAAACCAGCGCAGCGCCGGGCACCTCGCGTGCCTGGCGCTCCAAGATAGCAGCCGGCAAGGCGGAGCTTCACATCGATGTGGCTCACTACGAAGGGCCGGCGTTCAAAAAGGGCGATCGTATTCGCGCGCTCACGCGGCGCGGAAAACCTCGTTTCGAAGTGCTGCGCGTCGATGATCGCGGCGACAGCCGTCTTGTTTTGGAGCTTGGCGAAGAATGAGCCTTATGCGGATTGCCCTGCGGATCGCGGCGGTTGAGGCCATCAAGGGGAGAACCCTTGTCGGCAACAATGTGCTGGATACGCCGAATGGGGCCTTGGATATTCAGGCGGACGGCAGTCTTCGGACGGAAGAGGATAAGCCTTTCATCTCGGTCTACACAGACCAGGCGAAGGCGGAAAATGTCACGGGCCGGTCGCTAACCGAGAACGGCCTATGCGACATCATCTTCGAGATGGGGATTTCGTCGGCCATGCTCGAAGTCGACCAGGATACCGAGGAAACGGTTCTGGTCGGGATCAACATCCCCGGTTCCGACCGCAACCGCGAATTCTTCCTCGATATTGTCCAGCGGCAGCTGAGCGAGGCACTGACGGATCCGGGCAATGGTTGGGCCGAGATCTTCCGGGCGCTTCATTATAGTATCGTGAAGATCGAATTTGCGGGCGCCCGCAATACCGACGATGGGCAGCGGTTAGCCGGCCATCAGATGCGCCTCACGGTTCATCTTGCCGACGAGCCGGTAAGAGGCGTGCCGCTCGATCCGAAATCCGCGTTCATGCTGTTCCTCGATGCGATGGATGCATCGGCCGATGCCTCCTATGTCAAACAGGCGCAGCTGATGCGAGGCCTGGTGACCGGCGCCGGCGAAGACTGGGAAGGGCTGCAGCGACAGAACGGTATGACGGCGGCCGAGCTTCTTGCCCTCGGACAAGGTCCCCTTGCTGCCGACGTTGAGCGTTCTACTCCTCCAGCCGCGAGGGGAACGATCGAAATCGAAAACCTAAACGCGGCGACGGTAGCGAACCCATGATCTCCGACTTCGTCGCGATGCGTCTCGATATCGAGATGCTGAAGACCGCTTTCGGAAACTCCCTGAAGGTCGGCCCTGTCGAGGTAATCGACGCGCAGAAGGGCTACCGCCTGCGCCTCGGGGGAACCGATGATAATCCGTTCCTATCTCCCTGGTACCCGCATCCGGAAACCGGCAAAACGTCGGTTCCCCTGAAAAAGGGACAGGTGGTCGGCGTGATCAACCCAACCGGAGATCCTCGGCAGGGTGTCATGTTCCGGGGGGGATATTCCGAAGCCAATCCCAGTCCGAATGAAAACATGGATGCCAATGTCTTCGAAGACGCCGGCATCCGGATCTCGGTCGCTGACGGTGCCCTGACGATAAAGGGCGGCGGAACAACCTTCCGCTTCAGCGCGGATGGCTTTTTCCAAACGGGCGGCGAACAACGGCACGACGGAAGAAATGTCGGCAGCAGTCACGTGCATGGCGGCATCCGGGTCGGTGACCAGAAGACCGACGTGCCGGCAAACTAACTCAGGAGAGCATCATGAAAAAGGCAATCACCTTGCCGGCGCCCGCCGGCAAGACGACTTCTGCCGGTCCAGCGGACGGCAAAACCGAATTCCGAATCCGGCCCGGCGTCGAATGGATCAACGGCAGGCGCGTGACCGGCGAAAAGACCGTACGGCTCACGCCCGAAGAGTCCTCTTACGATCTGGGGCTGTCGCGCATAGCACCGGTCGGCCAGCCGATCCCGGCTGACTGGCCCTCCGAGATCCTGGCCGGTGGCGACGGCGATGGCGGGGATTGATAGGCGCACCGGCGCGGTAATCGACAATCTCACCTCCGCCTATCAAGGGGTGGAAGTGATCCTCACCACGAGGCTCGCCAGCCGCATCATGCGGCGGGAATTTGGCGCCGGCGTGGTCGACCTTCTCGGGCGAGCGCTTGTGCCGTCTCTGTTCGCGACATGGATGCAGTTGGTGGCGACCGCGATCGATCTTTGGGAACCGCGTCTTTCCGTTCGACGGATCGCTCCGACCGGCTCTGTCGACGAAATCCGAACCGGCCATGCCGGATTGCTAATCGAAGCCGAATACCGGCCGCGCGGTCACCTCGGCGATTTCACAGTCGAACGCGTGGTTGGGTTCACCGTCAGTTTCGGACGCGGCGTCACGGTCCGAACGGCCTAAAAGGGTTCAAGAAATGGCTCTCGCAACCGACTCTCTCGATCTCAACCTTCTTCCGAAACCTGGTGTGATCGAGGAACTGGACTACGAGGCCATCCTTGCCCGCCAGCGCCAGAAATTCATGGATGTTTGGCGGGAGGTCAAGCTCGCCAATCCTGATGCCGTCTTGCCCGACTATGATGTGCAGTTGCTAGAGACGGATCCCGCGATGGTCGGCAATGAGGCCGAAACCTATCGCGAGACGAACTTGCGGGATCGCATTAACCAAGCGGCAAGGGCGAACCTGCTTGCCTTTGCAATGGATGGTGACCTCGATCATTTGGCGGCTTTCTATGACGTCACGCGCATGGACCGCGAAGACGACGAACGGCTGGTAAAGCGTGTCATCCTCGCCATTCAGGGTCGGTCGACCGGCGGCGTAGAGCCTCGGTACAAGTTCATCGTGATGTCGGCGGACATTCGTGTTCAAGACGCCAAGGTCTACACGGTCGGTAGGAGCCCTCTCATCCGTGTCGCGGTCTTCTCGACCGCTCCGGATGGCGTTGCGACGCCTGACCTTCTGGCGATCGTCGACGCGGCGGTTCAAGATCCCGCACGGCGCATGGTCAATGATACCATCGTGGTGGCCTCGGCGGTGCAGCAGGTCGCCAACCTTGTCGCCGATATCTGGCTGTTGCCGGATGCCGACATCGCCACCGTGGAACGGGCCGAGGCAAATCTTCGGGCCAACTGGACAAAGGTCCGGGCACTCGGTCGCGACCTGACCGAGAGCTGGTGGCGAGCCCAGCTCATGATTGCCGGCGTTCACAAGGTCACAACGACCATGGACGACGTCGTCGCTCTTCCGTCCGAGGCGATCGCCATCGGAACCGTCACCCTTAACAATCGTGGGCGCGCATTCTGATGCAGTCTCTTCTTCCGGATGGCTCTGGCCTATTCGAAAAGGCTTTCGAACGGTCATGGGAACAACGGTGGCCCGCGCTCGAAAGTGGGGCTGACGCCATCAAAGGCGCGAAGTTCAACCCTCCGCCGTCGTTCCTACCGTTCCTAGTCTATGAATACGGTCTCGGCGAACTGACACCCTATGTTCCCAACCTCTACACCCTCGTAGTGGGCCGCGAGGGTGTGAATTGGCAGCGGATCCGTGGCACGCCGGCGGCCGTCAACATAGGCCTTGGCTGGCTCGGCTATTCCGCCACGATGGACGATGCGTGGCACGGCCGCGTCTATTGGAACAGCACCCAGCTGCGGTTTCCGGTTCTGCCGGCAAACGACAATCCGGATCTGGAGCGGATCGAGGGCATCACCCGGCTATCGATGCCGCTCCGCTCCCGCCTCCGCCGTGGCGTCCATCAATACGACGCGGGCGCGCTTGAGGCGGATGGAAGCCGGCTCGATGACAGCATGCTCGATCGTGAGAGCGGCGTCGCCGTCACAGCCGCCGGCACGCTTTGGTCCTTCGGTCGGACGACTGAGATCGACCACTTGCTGACCGAAGCCGAAGGCACCGCGATCGGCAACTGGATCGAGGAGCCAGCGGAAGGCGGATTGAAGTGGGCGGACATGCAATACCCATGGATCACCGCGAACTTCCTCTGGGCCGACAATCCGGCGGCGCAGCGCCGCACGCTGATGGCCGCATGGTTTGCTGCCCGCGTCCTCTACGTCACCTTTCGCGACCAGGACGGCGCAGTCATTGGTCATCGACGCTGCCGCGCAGACCATCCGGTGCGCGAGCAGATCGACGGTGCCTATGAGTTCGGCGGCGTCCGCTATCAGGCGCAACCGGGCGGCTCCCGCGTCTACATCGAGGCCATGACCGACTTCGAGGATGCCTTCGATGTCGAGGCGAAAGCCGTGGAACTGACGGTCGGCGCAACGCCAGCCCCCGGCATCAAGCCCGGCCGACTCTGGCTGCAGCCCGGCCAGCTTCTCGGCGGTCATGCGATCGCTGTCACGTCCATTTCGCTGCCGCTGCGCAAGACCGTGCGCGAGCAGATCAAAATCCTCATGAGGTTCTAATGTACGAACACGCAAGCGGCTTGCCGCACGCCTATGACCGCGCCGCAGACAAGCCTGAGCAGCAGAGCGTCGTATTTTATGGCGAGCGCCCCTTCATTCAGGGCGCCGAATTGGTCGAGCTTCAGACGATCATCCGTGGTCGCCACGATCGGCTTGGCCGCCTGGTTGCCCGTGAAGGTAATCGTATCGCCCGCGCCGATGCTATCGTCGACATCGAAACCGGAACCATTACCCTTGCCTCCGGGAGCATCTATGTCTCGGGTGACGTCTTTCCGGTCGCCGAAGCCGTTCTTGAGGACGTGCCGATGACCGGCCGCGTCGAAATCGGCGTTCGTCTTGTCCGCTCCTACCTAACGCACGAGGATGATCCGAGTCTCGTCGGCCTCGTTCCCGGCTCTCTGGCTGAAGGTGAGCCGGGCGCCGCGCGCGAGATCGCCCGGATCTCCTGGGCTCTCGAAGGCGATGACGGTGAAGGCACCTTCTATTCGGTCTATACCCTGCTGGACGGAACGATCCTCGACCAGACTGGCCCGTCCATTCTGGAGCCGGCGCTTCAGGCGATTGCCGCTTACGACCGGCCCAATGGCAATTACATCGTATCGGGCTGCCGCGTGACGGCGATCAGCTCCGGCGGTGGAAACCAGATCTTCTCGATCGAACAGGGCGAGGCCAATATCAACGGCTACAAGCGCACCCGCCTTGCGGCCTTGCGGCACACTCAGCCGATCGCCTGGGAAGAGCTTGCCATCCCCGGCGAGACAAAAACCTATGGCGGCGGTGCGAGCTACACTTACACGGTCGACCAGGCGCCGATCGGCGTCATCAACTCGATCCTGCTGACCAAGGAAAAGACCGTCACGTTGACGCGTGGTGCGATCGCCAACGGTGCTGACGCCTTGCCCGACAATAGCGTGATTTCGGTTTCGTCCGTGGTCCAGGGCGGAACCACCTACGTTGCCGCCACAAGCTACAATCTCGTTGGCAATAACATCGATTGGGCGCCGGCCGGCGCGGAGCCGGCGGCCGGCTCGACCTATAATGTCACCTATCGGTATCGCGCCGCTGTCTCACCCACTGCAAGCACCGACACGACAATCACTGTTTCGGGCGGCGTGGCCGGCGGCGACATCATCACCGCCTATACCCAGAAGCTGCCCCGCATCGATCGCCTCTGCCTCGGCCAGGATGGCTCGCCGATCTACATCAAGGGACTGCCGGCACGCACCAATCCGATGGCGCCGGGCGTGCCAAGCGAAATTCTGCCGCTTTGCCAGATCTTCAATGACTGGATGTCGCTGCCCGTCGTCACCAATGACGGGGTTCGGTCGCTGCCCTATTCGGAGATGTGGCGGTATTTCAATCGGGTGATCGATTATGAGCGGCTGTTCCAGCTGGAGCGCCTCCGTAACAACATCGACTTCCGGGAGCCGGTCGCCAAGAAGGGCATCTTCGTCGATCCTTTCCTCGACGACAGCTATCGAGATGCCGGCGTGGTGCAAACCGGCGCGATCGGCAATGGCATGCTGCAGCTCGCCATCACGCCGACGTTCTTCACGGGTACGCTGACGGCGCCGGTCATGCTGGATTGGGTTGAGGAAGTCCTGGTCACGCAGGAGCTGAAGACGGGTTGTGAGCTGATCAACCCCTACCAGAACTTCACGCCGCTTCCCGGCACTCTTCGGCTGACGCCGGCTGCCGACTTCTGGACAGAGGATCGGACTGACTGGCTTTCCGCGCAGACGATCGAGTTCAACCGGGGCACCCGTTTCGACGGTGGTCCGCTACAGACCACAAACACGGAAGACCAGCTCGTCGACCATCGCGTCGAGCAGCTGGAATTTTTGCGTCAGATCCCGGTGGCCTTTTCCATCAGCGGCTTCGGACCGGGCGAGATCCTGCAGACGCTCACCTTCGACGGCATCAACGTGAAGCCGGCCGGAACACAGACCGCGAATGGCCAGGGGCAGATCACTGGCACGTTCAACATTCCGCTGAACGTCACCGCCGGCACCAAGATCGTCGCCGCCAAAGGTGTCGGCGGGACCGAAGCCAATGCCATGTTCGCCGGGCAAGGTACGATCGAGATCGACACAATGCGGCGGGTGACCACGGTTCAGAACTGGACGGCGCCGCAACTGGTCGAATGGGTGCGGGACCGAGGAAACCCCGGCTGGGAAAACAACAACAGCTCGTCTGACGGCGTCGGTGGCTCTACCGATCCCCAGGCGCAGATGTTTGCGGTACCGGAGATGCGCCAGGTTGTCGGCGTCGATTTTCATATCTGTCGCGTCGGCAACCAAGGGAACCATCTTCTCGTCGATCAGGTCTCCATCAACAACGGATATCCGACGACGAATATTGCCGCCGAGGTGGTCGTGCCAATGACGGGTGCGGTCGTGGGGTGGAAGTCGGCGCGTTACAATCTGCCGCTGACCACGCCGGCCGATAGGGCGCATGCGTTCGTCATCAAGACGGACGACGCCGAGCATTCCGTCTCATTCGCCAAAGTCGGCGGATTTGATGAAACCTTGCAGAAGTTCGTCACGTCGCACCCTTATGTGACCGGTCCGCGCTTCTCGTCCGTCAATGCCCAGACTTGGACCGCGCACCAGGATGAAGCTTTGGCCTTCCGGATTGTCGCCGCGAAATATCCAGTGACCACCAAGACGGTCCCGTTGGGTAGCTTCGCACTCATTCAGGCGTCTGACCTTCAGGTGCGGGCGGCTGTCGAGCTGCCCGGTCCCGGATGCTCGGTCGTATTTGAGATCGTGCGGACCAACGGCACGATCTACAGGCTGCTTCCGTTTCAGGTGCTTCAACTCACCGAGTTCATTACCGAGACGGTGCAGTTGCGGGCGATCCTGACCGGCACGGAAAAGCTTTCGCCGGTTCTGTTCGCGCCGGTGCAGCTGGTAGCCGGCAAGATCGGCACAACGCTCACCTACGTCACCCGCGCCTTCACGCTGGGAAATGCTGTCCGTCTCAGCAGCTACCTGAAGGCATTCCTGCCGGGCGGCGCCACGGCTGCGATGGATTATTCCAAGGATGGTGGCCCCTGGACGACCTTACCATTCGTCAGCGCCGATGCCCTGGCATTCCCGCTGTGGACCGAGCGCAAGCATGAGGTCACCGGCCAAACCGGCACCACCGTTCGCCTGCGCATCACCGCAACCGGCGGCCCGGCGGCCCGGCTCATCATCGGCGATCTTGGCGCCGGCATCTTCTGAGGATCAACATGGCAGTCACCGAACACTACCAAATCCCGCTTCCCGATCCGGCGGCCGACGTCGATGATGAGTTCTACCGCCTGCAGCAGGCGTGGGCGATCGTCGATGCCGTTATCTGGACTTTGGCCGGTGTCGTCGCCAACAAGGCAAATACCGGTCACGGGCACGGCATGGCCGACATCTTAGGGCTCGTGGCGGCTCTTAATGGCAAAATGGCAGCCGATCGCGCGTTCTCGCTTGATGACCTAACCGATGTCGATGGCGCGGCCGGCGCAGCAAACAATTATGTCTTGGTCAAGAACGCGAGCGGCCAATGGGTGCCGTCCTCGGCGATCGCCGCGCTCGGTACTCATCAGCACGCGACCGGGGACATCGTCGGATTGACGGCCGCCATCAACGCCGCAGTCGCCGCAGTCGTCAATGCCGCTCCGGCCACGCTCGACACGCTCAAGGAGATTGCCACCGCCCTTGGGAATGACGCGAATTTTTCGACGACGATCACAAACCTGATCGCCCAGAAGCTCGCGCTTTCCGGGGGAACTCTGACGGGCGCGCTCAACTGGGGCGTAGCCGCTTTTTATTCTAAGCTCGCCGCAAATGGCGATATTCTGCTTAGCCGAGGCAACGCCAACGGCGATGGCTTCCTCACTTGGAACAAGGCCAACGCTTATGCTGGCTTTGACGGCACCCGTTTCGTCTATGGTGGCGCCTACGAGCTGGCGACCGGAGGGGCCCTTCGCGTCGGCCCGACCGGTTCAATCGTCTATACCGATGGCAACATCGAGTTCACCGGCGGCATGCTGACTGCCTTCGGCAACAGTCTGTACAACGCGCTTAGCGCTATTCCGAAGCGGTACACTAGCGCTCAGCAGGTATTCACCCAAGGGTCTCCCATCACGCTTTCGCATGGTCTCGGTGCCGTTCCAAGCATAGTCGTAGCAGACCTGGTCTGTATCACGGCACAAGGTGGGTACGTTCCGGGCGATATCACACAAATCGGCATCTCCATGCTGGGTATTTCCGGCATCACGCCAGGTGCTTACGGCGTCAGCATCGATAAGACCAACACTAGCATTGTCGTCCGCATTCCGATCCACGGTCTGACCATACCGAACAAGGCGGCCAACGACGGCACCACCATCAATGGGGTCACACCCGCAAGCTGGCGCATAGTAGTGAGGGCATTCGCATGACCCAGCGTTTTTTCATCGACGAGGCGGGCCGCTTTATCGGCAGCTACGATGGGCCGGACGAGGAGCTGCCAGAGGGCTACATTGATGAAGTCACGGTCCCTCCGGGCGATATTCGGCAGTTGTATAACCGCCAGACGGGCGAATGGGGGCCTGTCGTCGTGGCTCCCGTATTGCCTGCCGAAGTCGACGCAGAGCGCGATCGGCGGATCACGGCCGGTTTCACCTTCAACGGCGTGTTCTTCCAGTCTCGTCCGGAGGATCGCGAAAACATCGCTGGGGCATCGACGGCCGCGATCGGCGCGATGATGGCCGGCGCGCAGGAGGGTGATTTCCGGTGGACCGGCGGCGACGTCGATTTCACCTGGATTGCCGCCGACAATTCGGAAATGCCGCTCGACGCGCAAGGAATGTTCGCCCTCGGGACGGCAGCAATGGCCCACAAGGAAAGCCATATCCGCGCGGCCCGTGCGCTGAAGAACTTCGACCCGATCCCGGCCGACTTCGCGACCAACCCGGTCTACTGGCCCGCTCCTTAGTCGCGCTCCAGTCCCCCGTCGACGAGAAATAGCCCGCTTTATAGCGGGTTTCTCTTTGCCCTTTCGGCCCTTTGGCAAGGCTACCATCATTTCAATAGGAGCCTATGATGTCCGATCCCGTGTTCGGCATGACTTTTTCGCGGCCCAGCGATGAGCCTGTACCTGTGCTTGGTGCAGACTTCTCGAAAGGCCTGCTTGTCGAAGCGTCCACCGATGCCGACAATTCCGCGTTTCCGATCGGCACGCCAGTCCGTATTTCTTCTGCCGATGCCGGCATGGTCGCCAAGCTCGGGACCGGGCCACTGCGCGACGCCGTGAACGGTATCAATTCGCAGCTCAATGGCCTCAATGCTGGCGCCGATGTCACGATCTACCGCATTGCGGAGGGTGCAAACGCCGCAGCAACCGCAGCGAATATCGCAACCGCGCTCTCGCCGACCAACATCGCCGGCATCCCGTCCCTCGTTAATGCGACACCGCGCCTGGTCTGGGCCGGGCGGGGCGCCTATCGCGCCGACCTCGACACGGCTGGACCGGTTTCGGCTGCGTTGCACGCCGCCTGCGAACGCCTGCTCGCCGTCTCCGTTATCGACGTCGACGACACTTCGGCCGCCAACGCGATCGACGCGCGGGAGACGATGAATTCGGAGCGCATCATGCCGGTTGGCGTGGCTGCGCGTGTCTATGAAGGCGCGTCACTGGTTACGCGGCCCATGGGTCCGCGCATCATTGGCCTCTTTCAGCGCGTGGATTCGGAGAACGAAGGAAAGCCGTTCAATCCGATCGCCAACCGCGCGATCTACGGGATCGCCGGTCTCTCTCGGCAGATCCCGTTCTCGCTGCTGGACGGTTCGACCGAAGGTCAGCAGATGCTTGAGAGCGAGGTGTCGATCGTCGCAGCCGGCGAAAGCGGCGTCGACGGCGCCATCGCCGATGGCGGTTTCGTCTTCGTCGGTACCGACAACACCACCACGGGTGAACTCTGGAAGCAGATCCACCAGGTGCGCGGCGCCGACTATCTCACCGTCAAGATGATGGAGATCACCCGCCAGTTCCTCGGCAAGAAGATCTCCGCCAGCAGCACCGAAGCATGGCTCAACAGCCTGAAGTTCATGCTGCGGGATCATAAGGCGGACGAGGATATCCTCGGATCGGAAGTGAAGTTCCGGTCCGACAAAAACAGCCCCGAAGAAATCCGTCTCGGCCATCTGACCGTCAACCTCAGCATCGAGCCTGTACCGGCGTTCAAGGTCGCCCGGCACGAAGTCCGACGCTATCGCCCCGCTGTCGAAGGCCTGGTGCGCGACATCATCGCCCGCCTCAGCACCGTCAATTAAGCCAGACCGGAAGGGATCATTTCCATGGCACAAATTCCTCTTTATCTGCTGACCGCCGTCGACGTCCGGCGGGTGTCGCAGCCGGACACGCTGCGCGGCATTACGATCGCCTCGCTGACCTTGCCCGGCATCACGTTCGCGACCGGCGAGCATAACCCGGGCGGCGGCGTCATGGCCGTGAATTTCTCGATGCCGCGCGTCGAGGCTGTCGAACCCAAATTTTCGGCGAAGGGTATCGACACCGACATTTTCAACGGAATGGGCGACACCGATCGCTGGATCTTTGCTGGAAGCTACCTGAAGCGCGGCCCCGGTGGCGGGGCTCCGGTCGCCGGACGTTCTATCATCGAAGGCGTCATCAACGCGTGGGAACCCGACGAAAGCGACCCCGCTGAGTTTCAGGGCTGCACGCACACCTTTGCGGAGGTGACGCATTATGAGTTCCACCTTGACGGCAAGGAACTGTTCTACGTTGACTTCTGGGAGCGGATCATGCGCGTCAACGGGGTCGATCGTTTTGCCGATCATCGGCGCGCACTGGGCGGCTGAAAACTGGCGGCTCTGGCATTCCCCTATTTAAAGGGGAGGCCAAGGCCTTCATACTTCACCCACCACTTGTCATATTCCTTGGTCTTTTGGAACGTGATGTTTTGCTTATAGGCGGTCGAGAGGATCGCCACTCCTGTGCAACGGAGTTCACCGTCTGCCGATGACAGGGTCTTGATTTCCACGACATCGATCATCCTCGGATGGAGGGCGTTCTCGTTCTCTTTCGAAAGTGGAATGACCTCGTCCTTCAGCTGGTCGCATGTCCTCGACCCTTGCGAGAGGAACCAAAAGGCCAATCCCGCGACGACGAGGCCGAGCAGCCCCAGCTTTTTGCCGCGCTGCCCTTCCTCTTCACACTCTGACTTTCATCTGCTTGCGCCACGACTACCCCTCAAGTTGTGCGCGGCCAAACTTTCACGAGAAAAGGAAAAATGCAAATGACCGAGACCGTGTCCGTTCCCCTGCTCTCCCCTATTCAGGACGGAGACAAGACGATCACCACGCTTACCTTTCGCGAAGCGGAAGTCGGCGACCTGATCGACGCCGCTGCCTGCACGACTGAGATGGAGCGTATCGCGATGGTCCTGGCTGCGGCTTCAGGCGTTCCGTTCCCGGTGTTCCGCAAGGTCAAGGCACGGGACCTGAAGAATATTATGAAAAAAGTCGGGACCCTGGTGGGAAACGAAATCTAGAAACCGACTGGCTCGGCATATCGATCTACGTCGCGCACTGGACGAACACGCCGCTGGATATGATCTGGCGCTGGCCCCCTGCCCGCCTCCTCCAGTGCTTCAATCGCGCTCAGAAAATGTTTGAGAAGCCCAAAGGGACGCGGCAATGACTACACATGAAAGCCGGCTGAAAATCACTCTGCTGGACCAAGTGACCAGCCGTGCGCACGGTATCGTCAATGCCCTCGGTGGTATTGAGCGGCAGGCGGCATCATTCACGGCTCCGCTTCGATCGCTTGCTGGACAGGTGCTCGCCTTCGGCGGTACCTATCTCGGCGTCTCCGAGGGTATCAAGGCTACGGCCGGCGCGGCGATGAGCTTCGAGTCCGCGTTTGCGGACGTGCGCAAAGTCGTTGACGCAAACGACGAGCAATTCGCAAATCTGCGCCAGACCATTCGCCAGATGTCGAACGAGTTGCCGATCGCAGCCAACGACATCGCGGCGCTGTTCGCGGCTGCCGGGGAATCCGGCATTGCCACGGCGGATCTGAAGGACTTTGCGCAGATGGCGGCCCGCGTCGGCATCGCCTTCGATATGTCCGCCGGCGACGCCGGTGAAAGCTTGGCGAAACTCAAGACGCAGCTCGGGCTGACGGTTGCCGAGACGGGCGACATGGCCGATGCCATCAATCACCTGTCCAATAACATGGCCTCCAAGGCCAAGGACATCACCGCCTATATGCTGCGGGTCGGCGCGCTCGCCGAAATGGGCGGTTTCACCAAGGAACAGATCGCCGGTATCGGTAGCGCCATGATCGCCGCCGGCGCCGAAGCCGAGACCGCCGGCACGGCGATGCAGAACGTCGTAAAGGCCCTGACGCGAGGCGCCTCCGCTGACAAAAGCCAGCGCGAAGTTGCCAAGGCCCTCGGCCTCGATCTTCCACAGATTGCCAAGGATATGCAGAAGGACGCCCCCAAGGCGTTGCGCAAGGTCCTGACGGCAATCGCCAAGACACCCAAGGATCGGCATCTCGCCCTCCTCTCGGATTTCTTCGGTGACGAGGCGAAGGCTTTCGCCCCGCTGATCGGCAACATGGACCTACTGGGGCAGGCGCTCGACAGCGTCAGCGACCGAACGAAATATTCCGGTTCCGCATTCAAGGAATATGTGCAGCGGGCCGATACCACGGCCAATGCGCTGGAGCTGATCCAGAACAAGATCGCCAACCGGTTCTGGCAGATGGGCGACCAGATGCTTCCGGCGATCAAGGAAGCCGCGCTGGGCATGGGATACGTGCTCGACACACTCGACTCGCGCGTTTCAATCTTCGACGAAATGGAAGTTGCGATCAAAGGCTTTGCCCAGGGCCTTGGGTACGGAGGCATCCGCGAGATCATCGAGGATCTTGGCGACCTGTTGTTCGGAAAGATCGATGCTAACGCTGGGGACCAGCTCGGCCGGATCTTCATGCAGGCAAAGGATTGGGGCGCATCGATCCGAGAGCTGAGTGCTGCGTTGAAAGATAACCCGATCGTGCAGTTCTTTGCGGATATCGCCCCCTACGGCTTGCAAATTCTGGCCTGGGGTGCGGGGATCGCCTTCCTCGCGGGGACGGTAAGAAATTTGGCGTCGGCCCTGATGTTGCTCTCAGGCGCATCGACGATCCTTGCGGCGTTCAAAGCCGTCAGCAGCATTGCGGGGATTGTCGGTGGTGGTGCCGCTGCTGGTGGTGCGGCGGCAAGTGGGGCCAGAGCAGCGGGCGGCGCTGCTGGGGCGGCAACCACGGCGGCCGGGACGGGTTTGCTCACGCGTCTCCTCGGTCTTGCGAGGCTGAGCGCGTTCGGCGCCGCCGCCGGCGGTGCCTACACCGCCGGGAAGGAAGTCGTCACTGGGGAAACCCCGTACGCTCAAGGGAAATCCTTGCTCCCGAGCCCAACCGACGCCCTGCATTGGTTGAAAGAGGGACTGGGCAAGCTTTCTGAGGCCGACGTCTCTCCCGCGCCATCGGTCACCGCTCTGATGGCCCTTGAGAATGCGCGGGCGGCCAGGGCGGCTGGGATCGGCGGCAACACGACCGACACCCTCCCCGGCAAAACGGCCGACGATCTCGGTATCGTTCGCCCGATCGCGATCGATGCTGGCAGCATCGACGCCCTGACGCAGCCTCGCGGGACTCAGGACGTCAATGTCCTTAATCCTCGCCCGGCGCCTAATATCAGCCTGTCGGTGACCATGCAGGTGACCGGGGTCACCAATCCCGAAGAACTGGCAAGCAAGGTATCGGGCATCGTTGGCCAGCGCCTTCGTGAGGAAGTCGCCGGCATCTATGCCGATACCGGTTATGGAGTTGCCTGATGCTTTATCTGATCGGTGCCCTGAAACTCGACACGCGTCCTTTCAACGTCGACGAGGTCCAACGGACAATGTCGGTCGACTTTGCCGACAAGCCTATCGTCGGCGGGAAGGTCGCCCGCGAATTCATGGGTGAGGGTGAAGAAAAGTTGGTGCTGTCCGGCCAGCTCCTGCCCTTCAGGACCGGCGGCCTTTCCGAACTGGAGCTGGCAAAGAGCCTGATGCTTGCCGGGCGTCCGCTCCCGGTGCTTCGTGGCGACGGCGCCCGCCTCGGTTGGTTCACGATCGACAAGATGTCGGAAGGGCACAAAGACCTGATGCGGGATGGCGTCGGTTTCTTCATCCGGCATTCGATCGAGCTGACCAAGGTCAGTCCGGTCGGCGCCTCGCCATCGGTGATCGGCACAATCCTCTCTCTCTTCGGCCTCATGGAGTAGAGCAATGCCACAAACGTTCAAGATCGCCCGCGAGGGGATGACGGTCGAGCTGCTTCTTCACCAAGCCTACGGCGTGGAGGGGCGGACACTCCTCGAGGAGACGCTCGCTAAAAATCCGGGGCTGTCGAGCGTCGCAGCCTTTCTGCCACTCGGTACGGTGCTGACCATCCCAGACAGGCCCGCGCCGGCCGCCTCCGTATTCAAGCCCGTCGTCTCACTTTTCGGAAACTGATCGTCATGCCTTGGACAGTCGAATGGAAAGTGATCGTCGACGGGGTGGACCTGACGTCCGCCATGCGGCCCTACCTGATGAAGATCTCGATCTCGGACAAGGACGGTTCGGCAAGTGACACCTGTAACCTCGAATTCGACGACAGCGGAGGTCAGGTTAAGCTGCCGGCGGAAGGGGCGGCCGTGCAGGTTTACCTGCAGGGGATTTCGGCGTTTACCGGCAAGGTGGACAGCGTCCGGTCCAGAGGCGCACGCGGGAGCGGCCGGACGCTGTCCGTCTCGGCAAAAGGCTTCGATGCCAAGGGGAAGGCGAAGGAACCCCAGTCCCATCATATGGATGACGGGACGCTTCAGCAGTTCCTCGACACGGCCGCGAAGAACGCCGGGCTCAAGGGCATCGTCATCGATCCGAGTTTCGCGAACATCACGCGGGACTACTGGTCGGCGACCTCCGAAAGCTTCCTCCATCTTGGACAGAAGATGGCTCGGGAGCTGGGCGGCACGTTCAAGATCCGCGGTGACCAGGCAGTCCTTGCCAAGCGTGGGCAGGGCCTGAGTGCCACCGGACAAGCCTTGCCGACTGTCATCGGCATCGCCCCGCCTCCGGGCGAGCTGACCGGTAATGTCATCAACTGGGATATCGCACCCACGGCCGGCCGCGAGAAATTCGCCAAGTCAAAGGTACGGTATTTCGATCGGCCCTCCGCCAGCTTCAAAGAAATCGAGATCGAAACCGGCGTCGATGCCGACGCCACCGACGAGGTTCGCACAACGGTCGCGGATGAGGAGCAGGCCAAGGCCGTCGCCGAAGGTCGCAAGGCCAATAGTGAGCGCGAAGGCGGACAAGGGTCGGTGACGCTCGACCTCGAAGTCACGGCGCAGGCCGAGGGTACCTTTGTCCTCACCGGCGCCCGGCCCGGTGTCGATGGCATGTACCGGATCAGCGGCGTCAATCATCAGGCGGACCGGTCCGGCGGATCGACAACCCAACTGGAACTGAAGCAGCCTTCCGGAGGGGCCGGGAAGGACGAGCGCAAGCCGTCGACGGACAAGACGGGCTCGGCGGCCGGCGGACAGGGTGGATCGTCCAGCGGCAATGCCGCAGCGGCCGGCGGCCGTGCCGACAGTTTCGCCGACTATAATCGCCGCTTCGGGCGGACCGACGAAAACTGACCGATGGTCGTTCAGACCAGGTCGGAACAGCAGGTTGGCCGGGAGGTTTCCCTCCCGGCCCTATGGCCCCTCGGCTTCGGGTGGCTGCAGCCTTACGGCTGCAACGGCGGGCGTTGATTGGCGTCGCATCCCGCCTGGTAATCCTGTCGGATAATCGCCACACCCGAGGCCCTTACGGGCGGCAAGGGTTTGGCAGAAATTCCGAGCCTTCACAATGCATGACTTTTTTCATTTCACCGCCGTTCGGCCGGTGTCCCCGCCTGCGGCTTACCTCGGTGGTAAGAAGCAGCTCGCCCAGCGCGTTGCGTCCATCCTTGAGCAGATCCCGCATAGCATTTATGCGGAGCCCTTCGTTGGAATGGGCGGCGTCTTCTTTCGTCGGAGCCTCGTTCCAAAGAGCGAGGTGATCAACGATCGTTCCGGTGACGTCGCCACGCTCTTTCGGATATTGCAGCGGCACTATCCCCAGTTCATGGAGGTAATGAAGTTCCAGCTCACGTCCCGGCGGGAGTTTGAACGCCTAGCTGCAACCGACCCTTCCACCCTTACGGATCTCGAAAGGGCCGCACGGTTCCTGTACCTCCAGCGGCTGGCTTTCGGCGGCAAGATCGTCGGCCGCAGCTTCGGCGTCGACACGACGGGTTCTGCCCGGTTCAATCTCGCCCGCCTTGGCATCATCCTTGAGGAAGTACACGAGCGCCTGACGGGCGTGGTGATCGAAAACCTCGACTGGTCGGATTTCATCGGGCGGTATGACCGGCCCGAAACCCTCTTCTATCTCGATCCGCCTTACTACGGAAACGAGGGGGATTACGGGAAAGACGCCTTCTCGCGGGAGACCTTCGGCGCCATGGCCGAACGGCTCGCCACAATCAAGGGCCGTTTCATCATTTCGCTCAACGACTGCCCCGGCGTCCGCGAGGTGTTCTCGGCATTCCCTATGATATCGGTCGGCCTCACCTACACGGTCAGGGGCGGAACCGGGAAAGACGTCGGGGAGGTCATCATCCTCGACGGGAAAGATCCGAAGCCGGCCAACCTTCCTCTCGGCTAGGTTTCGGCCCGCCGGCGCGTCTCATTCGCCAGTTGGCGGAATTCACGACGATCCTCAATGCCCGAACCACGGGCGCATCCTCAAATGGAGAAGAACTATGACTTATGCCCTCAATCCGGCATGGCTTCAGCCTGTCCGCATGACTCGGATTGTCGCTCACTGGAGCGCCGGCGCCTATCACGCTTCGGATCTCGACAAGGAACACTACCACTTCATCATCGAAGGAACGGGTAATGTCGTGAAGGGCGATCACGATATCGCCGATAATGTCAGCACTGCCGACGACGACTATGCGGCACATACTCGCGGCTGCAACACAGGGGCGATCGGCGTCTCGCTCGCCTGCATGGCGGGCGCGATCGAAAGTCCGTTCAATCCGGGCAAGTTCCCGATGACTGAAATTCAATGGGCGCGGGCCATGGATGTGATCGCGGCGCTCGCCACGTTCTACAACATCCCAGTCACGGACAAGACGATCCTGAGCCATGCCGAGGTTCAGCCTAACCTCGGCATTCAGCAGGCGGGCAAGTGGGACTTCACCCGGCTTGCCTTCGACCCGAGCGTTGTCGGGGCGAAGGCCTGCGGCGACAAGATGCGCCGGGACGTTAAGGCCCGAATGTAATGCGCCGGCCGGACGTAAAGCGTAGCGGCGAGCCTGGATGGTCGTGGCGACGGGCCGCGATCTTCCCGCTGATCATGTTCGCCTGCTGGCGGCTGATGGCAATGGAGAACGCCCCGGACACGATGGTCAACCAGACCATCGCCTGGGGCTGGATCGTCATGATCATTTCGCTGGTGTTTTTCTATACCGGCTTTGCCACAGCACAGGATATCGCCGCGATCCTCGCCACCCGCACCGGCCTCCCCTACGCCTCGCCGCCCGTCGCGGTCGGGGGCGAACCCCTTCAAGATCAATCGGTAAAGGATGAGCGCGGATGATTGCGACGTCTCCTATCTTCTCAACTCTTCGAGACATCCTGTCCGTACTCGCGGGTGCGGCGATCGTTGGCGTTGTCTCCTCAGTCTACTGGCTGGGCATCCCTTTCCTGAACGATCGGGCGTCCGTCGCCCTCCCCTTCTATGGCGACGTCAATGTCAGCAGCTTGCCGGTCCTCGGCCCGCTCGCGGTCGGGCATCTTCAGCTGCGCATCGACCAGGCGGTGACCGAGGCCACCGCCGACCTCGTTTCCAAGGTCGAATTCGAAGCGGTCAAAACTCGCCTCGATGAGATGCAGCGCCAGCGGGATGCCGGCGCGCGCGCTCTAGAGGACTATCGGAAGCGAGCCGATGCGGCACGGATGCATGCGGCCGAGACGGAAACCCAGCGTGAAAAAGAAAGGCTCGATTATGCCATACGGCTCGACCAGGCGCAGCGTCGCTGCGATCTCGATGATGCTGATATTGAGTGGCTGTACCGCCACGACAACCGCCCGCCTCCATGACGCGGGCGCTGCGATCGGCGCCACGCGCGCCGGCGTCAACCTGCCGGCGCAGCCGGAGGAATGTGGACGGGACGAACCACACGCCGCCATCCGGAAGGGCGACGAAGCCCGTGCCGTCATCGACCGGGAGCGAGCCGCGCTCGATCGCTCCAATGCCAGCAAGCGGCGATGCTACCTCTTCAACGAGGATCTTCGCCGGAACCTCGCGGGGGTGCCGTCATGATCGTCCTTCGACGCGTCTATGATGGTGTTGCTGGCCATTTCGTGGTGCGGGCCTCTGAATGGATCATGCTATGGCCGGCCTTTGGCTTGTGGGCTGTCCTTCAGCTCAATCCCGACATGTTCGATACCTCTCCCTCCTTCACAGTGATAGCAAGCTGGGGCGAGGAAACGACGTGGGCATGGTTCCTTGCTGCCAGTGGAGTGGCGCGCCTCGTCGCTCTGACGATCAACGGCACCTTTCGCGGGTTCATCTTCTCGCCGCATATCCGTGCTGGCGCCTCGCTGATCGGGGCCGGCGTGTGGTCCCAAGTCAGCCTCGGTTTTCTCATAGCCTGGTTGACGGCCGGCGGCCCACCATCAGAGGTCATCGCCTGGTCGACGATGGTCTTGCTCGAAATCATCAACACGCATCGGTCCTGGTCTGATGTCGGCAAGCAGGGAATGGAATTCGGCTAATGGACTGGGCGGCGCTGGATTATGAAAAGATCGCCAATGCCATCGTTATTCTTGTTGTAGGCCTTGCCGCAGGGCTCGGGTTCAAGGCAGGCCGGGATGGGCGGCGTGGGGCAGCGAATAGTATGGCTGGCTCCATCGAGGTGGCCGGGGCGCTCGTAGATAGCGCGGCTGTTAAGGCACTGGAGGGCTCGGTAAAAGCACTCTGCGCGTCGATCGACGATGGTGCGGCCGAAAATCTGAACTATCGGAAATCGATGGAGCGCGCGGTTGAAGATCTGACTGACGCGTTGAAGGAAGTCACTCACGGGCTCTCTTCGCTGAAGGAAGAGATCATTCGCAGCAAGCGCGGATGATCCTCGTTTGATAACAAGAAAGCCGCTCCGGAGACGGGGCGGCTTTTTGCGTTTTGCCAAGGATCATCTTGGCGTCATCACCTGCTTGGCGCGATCCCAGTATTCCTCAACCTTCTGCGTTGCGATGCGAGCGGTATCAACCCACCCTGTATTGGGGATCGGCGGGCTACCTTTGTGAGTCCGTGGATATGACCCTGCCCATTGCCATTTACCCTTTGTCGGACCGTTGGTTTCTTTCCTGATCCGGCCGATATAATCCGTGCTGTCGAGGCCTATCCAGTCCAGATCAGTCGGCGGATCATTGTCGTCGATCTGCGTCCGTTTCCATTGGTAACGTGGCTCGTACAGTGCAACCATGTCACAGGATGCCGTAGAGCTTCGCCGCGATCCCCGTCACCAGCACGACCAATACATAGCCTGTGTTTCGGATCTCTTTAAGGTAGTTGTTCGACCAGCCGACGCGGTGATGAATGTAATAGAGGTAAGCATTGTCGGTCAGATGCTTACGCAAATCATCGTAATCTATGGCGCCGCCTTCTTTTATCCGCTCGCGCTCAAGTTCAGCTGCTATCTCCGACATAGATTTTTTGGCCATTTCCCCTGCCCTCAGCCTGCTCAACCTTTCCCATCATGGTCATATCTATCCTGAGATGGGTTCTGGCGTCGAGACATATTGCAATATACGGTTGAGCCGGTGCCTGAGAGGCGCTTGCGTTCATTTGCGTTAACGCATCTGCGTCAACGCACCCCCGCCCTGTCCATCAGCTCCTTCAGGGCTTCCGGATAGCTCAACCGCTCTTCCATCGCCCAACTGACGAAACGATTATAGGTCGAGACCGGCGGGCGGATGTTCAGGTTCGCGGACGGTTCCGCCTCTTTCCGGCGCACTATCTTCTGAACCGGATCTCGGGCGACGAAGCCGTGCTTTTCCGCGACCTCGTCGATTTTGTGATCGGGAACGACGCGTTCCTGTTCCGTGTCCGGCTTGATCGCTGCAAGTTTGTCGGCAAAGCCTAGATTTTTTCCGGTCATGCGGCCACTCCCTTTTCCACGACGATATTGACGAGTTCACCCGTGAGGCGCAGCGCGTTTTCGCGCGCTTGCGGTAGTCCGTTGACGTCGGCCGGATCAAGTTCATCTAGATCGAGTTGATGATAGAACATGCTTTTGAAGGCCGAGCGCTCATTCAGATGCGCCGAGAACTGCGGTATGTCCCCCGCCTGAAGCTGCGCCAGAATAGCCCGTTCCAGCTTGGTGGTGATCTGCGGCGAGGTGCGGGTGAAAAGCACACGGTAGGGAATGAGCTTGTCAAACGCGTCGCCCTCGTCCTTGATCAGGTGGATCGCCCGTGCCGCAAGTTCAGCATCCGTAGGGCTCGCCTGGATCGGAATGATCACCAGGTGAGCGCGAAACAGAGCGCGCGACATCAGCCGGCTTGCGGTGCCTTCAAGGTCGACGAAGACGAATTGCCGCTCGCGGCGATGGGCGTCGAGCTTTTCCTTGAATGTCTCCTCATCCGTGGCGCTGTCGACGACGACAGGATTTTGCGACCCCCCTGCCCTCCATCCCGCGATTGGCTGGTTGCGATCGCAGTCGAGTATTGTGACGCTGGCGCCCTGCCGGGCGAGCGTGGTGGCTAGGACAAGCGTCGTCGTGGACTTGCCCGCGCCGCCCTTGGGATTGGCAACGGCTATTACTGGCATCGGCGGCTTCCTTGTTGCTGCACGTTAAAGCGTCATGATCAACGATAATGCTTGCCGTTGCGTTAAGATGCGTGGCCGCAGTTGCATCAAAAAGGACGCGCGTGCGTCCTCGTTGACGCGCGTCAATCTTGACGCATGTGCACGCGCGGCGCAAGAGGTTGTGTCATTGTGTCTTCTGGGATGAGGTAATTTGGCATACCTCGCCAGCCGCTTTCTTGGCGAACATCCCTGCCGGTCCTACTGACGAAAGGGCAGGGGGCTGCGACGGAACTCCTCTCCCGTCGCCGTGTTCCGATGATGCTCACGCGGTGGCATCCGGACGCGGGCTTTATCGTCAACGCGCGTCAATCTTGACGCATCAAAGCGCGTCGAAGCTGCGCTCCTCAGAGCAGTTTTGCCCAGGGGAGGAGTTTCGCTGCCTTTGTCACCCAGTGATCCCACACACGAATGACGCACTGAGCATGCCATATCGCCCTGGCGCCGAGTTCACCGTGCCTCTTGACCCAGCGGGGGAAATGAAACTCCTCCAAATTCGCAAGGAAGTCCTCGGCTTTGTCCGGGTCAGTCAGGAGCGATACTATGAACCCAGAAGGCGCCGCCGGTGGGCTTACCTCAAAAGCGACCGGCACAACCAAGCTGTCTCCGTGCGAAGTATCTCCATCGATGTCATCAACCGCTTCGGCACGTTTCATTGCATCAATGATTTCACGGCCGGAAAACGAATTATCCCACTGCTTGCGAGTAAGGATCAACGGACGCGACTTGCCGTTTTTGGCGGAATACTTCACCTGATAGACGTATTCGCCAGACTTGTTTTTGATGACAACGTCAGCTCCACAATCCGAATTGCGAGATGCTTTCAGAACCCTGACAAAAGCTTCGTAGTCCGTTTCTTTATCAGGCATGGATCGCACCTCCCGGATTGAAAGCGGCAATCGCGTTCGTCGCGTTCACAGCTTCTGCATAGGCGCGGCGTCCTTCACCCGTGATCGTGAACAACCGCTTCGTGCGCTTGCCCGGCGTCTCTTCAGGCCTCTCGGAAACCAATTTTTTTGTGACCATCCGATCGAGCGTCGTATAAAGCGCCGCGAAAAGCGGCGGCTTTTCCAGCGTCATTTCCAGCACCTCGAACACTCTGGACGCGTTCGCATCCGGTCCGGCCTTGATCAGGGCGCCGAGGGCGATTTCCTCAAATTTGCCTATCACGGTACGATCCTCACATATACGCTGTATACGATATTGGAGTATACGCTGTATATGTCAAGGGCCATGGCCTTCGCCATTTCGCCTTCGTAGGAATAGTTTCCGCTCCCTTTGCCCCAGGCTCCCTCTCAAGAGCCCATGCGAGGCCAACAAAAGGTCTCAACTTTGGACCTTTTTTGACGCCGCTCGCCCGGAAGGCCCGCCGCGCGGGAGCGAAAGCGACCGCTGTAAGCGGCGTCCGCTCATTCTTCTCTCTTATATAAATTATCTAGCGGGGATTCAGTCCGTCCGGCGGACTCACGTTGCTTAAACATTTTCCTTCTCATTTCCGCGAGCTTCCGCACCACTGGATTCTCGTGTTCGAACGCAAGCGCGAGCTGATCGACGCGGACGATATCAGCCTTGGCAAAGGCGTCGACCATTGCCTGACGTTCCTCCAACGCCTGATCGCAATCCTCCGGCCGGGGAGGGGTTTCACCGTATCGCCCGAGGCATGCTTCAGCCTTGCCGGGGAGTGCGAGACGATAGGCATTGCTCGTCTGCTTCACCTGCGGACCCTTGTCGCCCTCGGTCTCAGTCGGGACATATCGGCGCAACCAATCAACAAAGCCATGCTGCCGCAGCGCTTTGAGGCCCCGGACGATCGCATCACGGGAGCGGCGGAGCTTGGTCATCATCGTATCGATCGACGGCTCTAGCCGGCCGGTCCTGTAGTCGACCAGGTTTACTAGCAGCTCCAGCACCTCGATGCCGATAGCCCCAAGCGGGCCATTACGCGAACCGGCTGCCTTGTTGGCGATCTCATACCGCCGGGCGGCGAGTAGGATCCGCCGGCTATCCTTGCGCGTCGTGCGGCGCCAGAAAGCTCCCTCGCACTGGCCGGCAAGGCGAGAGTTGCGATGCACTGGCGCATGGGTACGCCTCGACCTCGTCGGCGCGTACGCCAACGCGGTACCAAGCTGCTTGAACATGGTTCCTATTTCCTTCCTGGTCGGAAGGGCATGGACTCCAGGCAAAGAATCTGCATTCCCGCGAGTCGTGACTCTTGCGGGTTTAAAATCTGTGGACTATGTTGGGTGTGTTCTTAGGACGGTGCCAACATAGTTTGCCTGTCTGCCAAAAAGCCCTGCCTCGCCAAAGGCAGGGCTTTTACTTTATGCCCCTATTGTTTCACTTGTGGTCCTCGTGTTTCCCAAAACAGCCGGGAGAAGCGGCGCACCGCCACGCTCGGCCTTGAGTGCTTCATAAAGAGCGGACTTGCCGACCTTGATACGGCCGGCGGCTTCCTTCACGTTCAGTCCGCTCGTTATCAACTGTTTCGCCCGCTTCAGCTTATCCGCGTCCACGACCGGCTTGCGGCCGCCCTTGCGGCCCTGTTCGCTTGCCGCGATCAAACCGGCGCGCGTGCGCTCGCTGATCAGGTCCCGCTCGAACTGGGCAAAGGCGCCGAAGAGATGAAAGAAGAGCCGGCCGTTGGAAGTCGTGGTGTCAATCTCCTCGGTCAGCGATTTGAAACCGACCTTCTTCGCCTCCAGCTCGGCGACCATCTCAACCAGGTGCTTCAGCGATCGTCCGGCGCGGTCGAATTTCCAGACCACGAAGGTGTCGCCGGCGCGCAGGTAGTTCATCGCCTCGGTCAAGCCGGGGCGATCGGACTTGGCGCCCGAAGCGACATCCGAGAAAATCCTGTCGCAGCCCGCGCGGGTGAGCGCGTCCCGTTGTAAGGTAGTGTCCTGGTCCTCAGTCGAGACCCTGACATATCCGATCAAAGCCATGGCGTACGAATCATCCGTTATTTCGATAACGTTGGAATGTTTCCGATTTCCCGTCGATTCGCAATCTTGCCGGACGCTATTCATTTGAACCGGAAAATGACCGTTTGACGGACAGGGGAGGCGGGCATGCAACAGGCTCATTGTTCTCCCGTTTCCCGCCATGATTTCCAAACAATCGGCTGCTGATCGCGCGGGATGCGATGCGTGCCTCGGGCGGCCGGATGTTTGGGAAAGCCGTCTTTGGTGATGCCGAGGCAGACGAGATCGACGAAGGCGGCGCGAGCGCGCGAGGTGCACCATTCATCACGGCCGCGAAACCTGCCGCCATTACCCCAGGCAGCCAGCACCGGTGTGCCGGTATGGCGAGCAAGATTGAAGAGCTGCGCGATGTGCTGGTCATTCTCCGGTCCGATCGGGTCCGGATGCGCCATCATCACCGCCGGCTTCGAGGTGACGAGGGCGGCAAGGTTGGCGCCGGCCAGCCCGCCGTAACCCCAGAGCCCCGCGAAATGGATGAGTGTCGTCACGGTCGGGTCGTTGCGGTCGGCGTCGGCGCGCGACGGGTTCAGCATCACCACGGGCAGGATCCTGCGGCTTTCGTCCCAGACGCGGCCGAACAGATACCGGTAGGTTTTGCAATCTGAAAACTTGGCCGTCATTTTCGGCTGGGGCGGTGGGTTTTTGATGTCGGTCATGCTGCTTCTCCAATCTTCCGGATCGGCTGGGTAATGATGCCTAGACCGGCAATCGCGGCGCGCTTGAGTGCTTGCACTGCGTCAGCACCGCGAGCCATTAGGACCGTCCCGCTGCCAGGCTGTTCGCCAATGCTGCCGTCCGGGCGTTCGAACTTGATCTTAGGGGATACGAACAACAGGCAGTCCATCTGAGGTGCCGCCCACTGCCACCACGGCGCGCTTGTGCGATCCGGCAGCAGCGCCACTCCATGGCCATGCGCGATGAACTTCGCCAGCCATGCTCGTTTGGTGCTTTGATGCCCGAATGGGGGGTTCATCCAGACAAATCCGGACCATTCCTGCTCAAGGCCTCGCTCCCAGAACCAGCGCGAGGCTGGGACATAGCGCGGACCTTCCACGGGTGCCGATACGTCAAGATCGAAGCTGCAGCCTAGGGCGTCGAACACGTAGAGCGGAGTATACCAGTCTTCGCTTCGGTCGGTGATGTTGCCGTGCTCACCCATCTGTCCGACCCTCCGCTTCGAGGGCAGCGTAGATGATCTTGACGCATTCCGAGTCGTCGGCAACCAATGCCGTAGCATGGAAGACTTCATCAGCCTTTTGCCACTTTGCAGCGTCGAAGCCTTCAGGAACCGGAGTCCGGTCCTCGTCATCCATCCCCACCACATTGATCTCGGGCGCTGGCGCGGCCAACGGTTCCCCGAAAATCACCTTCTGGCGCGCCTCCCAAAGAACTTGGGAAAGGTCGCTGATGAACTTCGCGGTTTCGTTGATCGATTGACCGGGAAGCATTTCTCTAACCGGCTGCGCGCTGATCCGGCGCTCAACGTCCAGCATTGCGAACCGGTAGTGTTCGGCGATCGCCGGCCAGTCCGCGTTAGTCTCGGGGGTTACCGATCCAAAATGAGGGCACGCTTGTGGTGACCGATCCGAAGATCCAACTTTTTGGGTTTCCGCGCCTTGAGGATCGCAGCGTGGCGCATCCGCATCTGTTGCATCTTTTTCCGGATCGGTGCGCGAACTGTCATCCACCAACATTAGCCGATCTGGGCATGCGGAGCCAGTCCCGTTCGTTTCGGGAGCTGGGGTGGAGGCTATGTCTTTTTCAAGCATGCGCTG